ATGAGGGCCGCGATCCGTCGCACCTATGAGCTGCTGCGCGACCGTGAGATCGCGATCGCCGAGGCCCGCTGGGCCGAGGCCGAGAAGGCCCGACGCCAGCGCGAGTTCCGCGCTGAATGCGACGCGCGATACGGACGCAGCAGCAGCGAGGAGCGACGCTGATGCTTGCCGCGACGCCGTACATGGGATGGAGCACGTACTACGGGGGCGGCCAGCTCAGCGAGCCCGCGATCCTCGCGACCGCCAGCCGTATGCGCGACGACGGCCTCCAGAAGGCCGGCTACAAGCTCGTGTGGCTCGACTGGGGCTGGGCGGGGGCGCGGCGCAGCAAGGGCCGCATCATCGTCAACCGCTACCAGTGGCCGCACGGCATGAAGTACTTGACCGACCGGCTGCACGCCGAAGGGTTCAAGGCCGGGATCTACACCGACACCGGACGATCGGGCTGCAACGGCAACGGGATCGGCTCGCTGGGGCACTACCGCGCCGACATGCGCCAGTTCGCCGCCTGGGGATTCGATGCCGTCAAGGTCGATGACTGCGGCGGCGTGCAGCAGGGCGTCCGGGTCACCTTCGGCCAGCACGCCACCCCCACCGGCGCCACCTGCGCTCACCTGGACCGCGGCGACACGCGGGCGCTGCCCGGTCACGCGCACCACACCGGGCCGATCCTGACCCCGTCGACACAGTACCGCCAGGTCGCGCAGGCGATCCGCGCCTCGGGACGGCCGATGATCCTGTCGGTCGCGAACCTGTGGGATCCCGGGGAGGTCGCCCACAACTACCCGACCTACGCCAACAGCGCCTACAGCAACTACACGTGGGCGTCGCGTTTCGCGGCCTCGTGGCGGACCGACACCGACATCGGGTTCGCCGGGTGCATCCGCTGGCCGTGGGTGCTACGCAACTTCCGGGCCGACACCACGCACCCCGCGGCGGCACGCCCCGGCCACTGGAACGATCCTGACGATCTCGCCGCCGGGGTGGGCCTGAACTTCACCGAGGCGCGCGCGCAAACGCTCATGTGGTCGATGCTCGCCGCGCCACTGATGCTCGGCGGCAATCCGCTCACGATGAGCGCCCGCGCGCTGCGGATGCTGGAGAACCCGCGAGTCATCGCGGTAGACCAGGATCCCCGCGGCATCCAGGCCCGTCAGATCAGCCCGTACGTGTGGTCAAAGCCGCTCGTGAATGGTCGCGCGGTCGCGTTCTTCAACACCACCACCCGGCCACTGGCGCTCTCCACGAGCGCCCACGGGACCGCGTGCAACGTGTGGACGGGCCGGTGTCGCCAGGCACGCCAGACCTTGAGCGCCCGCGTGGCGCCGAATACCGCGATCGCGTGGACGATCGGAGAGGAGCGGAGTCGATGACAGCCATGTTGACGAGGGTGCTTGTCGGGCTTGTGATTTGCGTCGCGGCGCTGCTTGGGTTCGCGCCGGCCGCTAACGCCGGGACACGCCATCCAGCGCCCCACGTGCGTGTCATCCGACATCAGACGGCGAGCGTCGACTCATGAGCGACATGAGTCGACTCCTGTGGGCGGCTGCCGCGGTCATCGATGTGCAGCGCAAGACGGTGAACGACTGGTTCCGCGCGTGGGAGTGGGCATGCCGTGGCCTGTCGGCACGGTGCCTTGAACTTGAGGAAGTGAGGCGGAGGTCATGAGCATCCGCGTCGAACTCAGGGAGGAGGAAGCCAAGGCGCTCACTCGTAATGCGCAGCTGCTTGCTTCCGCGTGCGAGCTCGTCGCCGCTGGCGACGAGAACCTTCAGCGCGTCCGCGACGAGGGGGCTGCTGTGCCTCCGCTCGTTAGTGCCGTCATGAAGCTTGAGGCGGCTTTGTTGGTCGACGGCGCGAACCGCGGGGAGGGCTGGTGAGCGCGTACCGCGCTCCCGCTCCCGAGCACGGGCTTACGAGTCACACAAAGCAGAAAGGACACCCGATGTCAGATACCGACACCGCCAGGGCCGCCCAAGGCAAGGTCGTCATCAGCCTGCCCAAAGAGGTCGGCCTGGACATCGACACGCTCGGCGACACCCTCGCCGAAGCCATTGAGCAGCAGACCGGCGTCCGGTTCGAGCTCAGTCGCGCTCAGGTGGTCCAGTCGATCGTCAAGCAGGCGATCGACCGCATGGACGCTGCCTATGACGCCGTGAACACTGAGGGTGAGCAGTGAGCGGCCTGAGCGGGCAATACGCGACGGGCGTCTCCTGGGAACCCAGCGTCTCGGCCCCCAGCCGCCGCTGGCGCTCCCGGGAACTCGGCGAGCTGGCCGCAGCCCTCGCAGCGTTCCAAGGGGAAGTCACCACCATCCCAAAGGGCGCCTCCAACCCGTTCTTCAAGAGCCGCTACGCGACGCTCCCCGCCGTGGTCGAGGCCGCCTCGCCGCTGCTTGCCAAGCATGGGCTGAGCGTCAGCCAGTTCATCAGCCGCGAGCAGGACGGGGACGCGCTCGTTACGTGGCTGCTGCACAAGTCGGGGCAGTACATGGCCGACACGATGCAGCTGCGCCCGGTCAAGCAGGACCCGCAGGCGCAGGGATCCTCTGTCACCTACGGCCGGCGCTACGCCTACATGAGTGTCCTCGGGCTCGTGGCCGACGAGGACGACGACGGCAACGCCGCGTCCCGCAGTAAGGGGAACGGTCTTGCCGCCCCCGCAGAGGCCCCCAGCGAGCCGCAGGACGCGTCAGAAGGGGGCACCACGCTCGTGTCCGAGGGCACGCTGGTGGAACTCCGCAAGGCGTACAAGGCGGCCGGCGTTGATCGCAAGGGGTACGAGGCCGTGGTCGCCGAGGTGGGCGCCAAGGGGAAGACAACGGCCGAGCTGACGGAGGATCAGGCCACGTGGGTGGTTATCAAGTTGAGCGAACTCGCCAAGCAGAAGGGGGCGTAGATGGCCGCCATCTACTACAAGGCGTGTCGCCCAACCGAGCCGGCGACGGACTTCCATACCGGGACCATCAAGTATGAGGTCGGCATGCGCGCCCGTCCCCACAAGCACGAAGGCGTGGCGAGCATCTGTGGGCCGGGGGTCCTCCACGCGGCTGACGTGCCCGCCATGACCCTGATCAGCGGAGCCTGGCCGTGTCGCCTGTTTGAGGTCACCGGCAGGCCTATTGCTGGCTTCGACTCCTGCCATGAGCATAAGGGTGGCTTCGAGCAGTTGACGGTGGTGCGCGAACTCGACGCGCATCTCGCCCTCGGCCCGAATGGGCGCTACGTGGCCGGGATCATCGAGCGGTCCAAGCGATTGACTCGCGACGAGGCCAAGGCGCTTCGGGACGCAGCGCGGGACGCAGCGCGGGACGCAGCGTGGGGCGCAGCGCGGGACGCAGCGTGGGGCGCAGCGCGGGACGCAGCGCGGGACGCAGCGTGGGGCGCAGCGCGGGACGCAGCGTGGGGCGCAGCGTGGGACGCAGCGTGGGGCGCAGCGCGGGACGCAGCGTGGGGCGCAGCGTGGGGCGCAATTGCCCTGCTCATGCGTGACCTCATCACCCCCGAGCAGTTCGACCTGCTCTACGGCCCTTGGGCCGCGGTCGTCGGCTCGGCCGAGGACATGCTCGCCTACTACGAACAGCACCGCAGGGATACGGGTGGCGAAGATGGCCGGTAAGCGCCGCCGCCAGTTCGACGCGGTTGTCCCGCTCCACACTCCGAAAAGGATCCTCGCCCACGTCGCCGACGAGTACGACGACATGGACAACCGGCGCGTTGCCACAGAGCTGAAACGCCACCTGCGCGGCCAGGCTCGTGCGTTCATGGACGCGGCACGGTACGACGCGGGTGGCAAGTGAGTCTGGCGAGGACGTGGGCGCGGCGGCGCCTCAACCCCACGATCCGGCAGTCCAGGCGCAACGGCCTCCCCGTCGCGGAACGCAACGCGCGCCAGGGTGGCGGCAAGTTCACGAGGCCGGCCCCGAAGGTGCGCCGGGTGCGCAGCCGGGCCGCGGCCAGCATCGCGAAGGCGTCACGAAAGGCGAACCGATGACCGACACCAAGCCTACGGCTGAGGCCCGCTATCCGGGCATCCATGTGGAGTACTTCGAAGCACCCCGACGCCGGTATGCGGTCAACGGCAGCCCGGCCGTCAGCGTAACAACAGCACTCGGCATCCTGAACAAGCCCGCGCTACCGCACTGGAGCGCCCGCGTGACCGCTGAGGGCGCGTGGAAGATGGCGCACCGCAAGGGCTACAAGATGCCCGACACGTCACGCCAGTTCATCGACGACCTGAAACACCACGGGTATGACCACCGCTCGCAGACGAATGCCGCCGCGGGCCGGGGCGTTGACGTTCACGCCGTGTGGGAGAACTGGAACTCCCGCAAGGAGATCCCGAACGCCAGCGACTATCCCGAGGATCGTCGGGGCTACATCCGCGCCATGTCGAAGTTCATCATGGAGCACCAGCCGGCCTGCTCGGAGTCAGAGATCGTCGTCGGGTCCGCGGAGCACGGGTTCGCGGGGCGACTGGACACGGTTGTGGTGATGGGCACGCAGAACGGGCCCGCGATGATCGACGTGAAGACGTCGAAGGCGGTGTACCCGGAGAGCCACTATCCGCAGCTCGCGGGCTATGAGTTGGCACGCCGCGAGTGCGGCCTGCCGCCCACGGAGCGCCAGGGGATTCTCCGCGTCGGCACTGACGGCGAGTACGAGGTTCGCTGGTCTGACGCCGAGCCCGAGGATTTCTTGTGCCTGCTTCGCGCGTGGCGCTCGCAGCAGCGATGGGCCCGGAAGCGATGACGAATCCCGGGCAAAGCAGCCCGATCGTCCCCCAGGGCCCTCCGAAGCTCTGCCGTGGATGCGGCACCGTCAAGCCTCGCGCCGCGTTCTACGCCCGCCGCACACAGTGGGGCGTCTACGCGCAGTCGCGCTGCAAGGAGTGCGCTCGGACGCGACCCGAGAACGCGTCCTATGGCCGTCGGTATCGAACCCGCGTGTTCGCGGACCCCGAGGCCGCTGCGGTGTATCGCGACAAGCAGCGCGAGCGGGCTAGGCGCCAGCGCGGCACCCCTCCAGCCCGGTATCGAACCGGAGGCCCTAGCGCCACTGCCGGTGGCCTGCTGCCAGCCGGACCGTTCGCGCAATGGCTCGCCACGCTCGGCGACGGCCCCACGGCCATCGGCTTGGCGTGCGGCCTTGACCCCCGGCAGGTCGACAAGTACCTGAACGGCTCGCGTGACGTGCTCTTGGACGTGGTTGACCGCGCGCTGCTGAAGGCACACACGGCGACGACGCTGAACGACCTGTATCCGATCGAAGATGAAGGGAACGACGCATGAGTGACCTGATCCAAGCGACCGTGGTCGGTCGCCTCACCCGCGACGCAGAGTTGCGGCAGGCCGGCAGCGGGCAGGTGTGCGGCTTCCGCGTGGCCGCCACGCCCTACAAGTCAGAGGCCATGTTCCTCGACGTGTCCGTGTGGGGCCGTCGTGGCGAGGCCCTGCAGCCGCATCTGACCAAAGGCCAGCAGGTCGTCGTGGTGGGCGACCTGACGAGGCGCGAGTTCGAGCACAACGGCGAGCGTCGCGTGTCGCTCGAGCTGAACGCGACAGCGGTTGCTCTCGTGGGCTCGCGCGGCCAGCAGGCACCCGCGAGCGACGACAGCGACGATGACAAGGGCCTTCCGTTCTGATGGCACTCCCGGTGCTGTCCCATGACTGAGATCCGGCTTCGCCGGGGCACGGCTGCCGCGTGGACTGCCGCCGCGCCGGTCTTGGATGTGGGCGAATTCGGACTTGAAACCGATACAGGCAGGATCAAGGGCGGCGACGGATCGACCGCGTGGCCAGCACTTCCCTACCAGATCACGCCGACGACCACGCCAGGGGGCGCCCTGGGCGTGGTATCGGGTTCTACTCGAACCAGCACGTATGGCGCGCCCGTACTGCGCGACTATATCTCCCTGCTCGATTGGGGCGCTGATCGCACCGGCCTGACCGACTGCACCGCGTATCTTCGCGACGCTGTTGCCGAGGCCCAAGCGATGCAGATCACCAACTACGGCAACCCACGCGGGGCGACCGTTCACGTCCCGTCGGGCGACTATCTCGTCACCGGGAAGATCAGCGTCCCCAACGGCGTGAGCATCATCGGGGATGGTTGCCTCTCGACGACATTCGTCATCACTCAGGCGTCCTTCAATGACAACTGCGTCTTTGAGCCCACCGCTATCGACGGGTCGCAGGAGTTCATGGGGCTCGCAGGCTTCGCGGTATATGGACACAATGCGTACACCACGCCGGATGCCAATCAGGCCAATGCCGGCGCCGCGACGGCGGTAAATACGTCGCCGAGCAACACCTATCTAGCGTTCAGCTTGGTCGCGAACTCGATCAGCGGCTACACGTCACTCTCGAACGCTGGCTGGCCGTCCAACGGCACCTTCACGGTGGGAGCACAGCGCGTCAAGTACCAGTCCCTCAACGGCTGGACCTTCCAGGGATGCATGCTCGTCTCCAAGAACGGCCCTACGATCAACGTTGGGGATGCGATCGCTCCGGTTGCCACGAACAACGTGTCCGCCGTCCACCTGTTCGGGGTCGCCGCCCCATCGTTTCTTAGGCAGCTGTGGCTGGACGGATTTCCCGGCGAAACGGTTATCAGCGCGTATCTAAACGGCTGCCAGCTCCAGGACCTGGTCGTCAACCACTCCAACCGCGACTGCTGGCTGCATCAGTCCACGCGGACCGGGAACACCTTCCATAACTTGCTGGTCCAGTATTCCAACATGGCCAACACGGGCACGCAGTACGCCGGCCTGCACGTCATGGGGATCTCCACCGCGGCCCAGTTCGCCAATCTGCTGTCTATCGACACGCTCTATTCCGAGCAATCCAGCTCCAATCAGCTCGGGCTCTGGCTCGACGACGCAGGATCGGTCAACGCGCAGAACGTCAACATGCAAGGCGGCAGCAGCAACTACACCACGCAAACCTGCGTGCAGATCGACAGCGACCAATCGGCCCCCTTGACCCAGGACGGGAGTCACACTGCGAACATCGGCCTGCGCAACATCCACGTTGGCCAGATCGGGCGCGTACTCCTCAAGGACAACGTGCGCGGCCGGTCTACTGCCGCGACGACGACGCAGGTAGGGCAGGCACTCACGCGCTATGACACCGAGGACAACTCTCCGGGGATCACTCGACCGTGGGCAGCCGGCGAGGTGTACTGGGCAGGGCAGCTTTGCGTGTACAACGGCGCGATCTACCAGCGCGCCACGGCTGGCGTTGCTGCCTCCACGTGGTCGACCGATGCCAGTGCTTGGACAGTAGTGACAAGTGGGAACCGCGTCAATTCGATCACGTCCTCTGCAACTCCGGCGATCAACGTCGGCACCACCGCCGTGTTCGAGATCACCGCTCTGGCAGTGAACATCACGAGCATGACAACCAACCTCACTGGCACGGCGGTCGATGGTCAGCAGCTCCGGATTCGGATCACGGATAACGGGACCGCGCAAACCATCACCTGGGGCGCGGCGTTTGCCAATTCCGGCGTCGCTACTCTGCTCGCTACGACCGTTGCCAATAAGACTCACAATATCGGCCTACAGTATGACGGCGTAAGGGCACTGTGGTACTGCCTCGCCGTCGATGCCACTGGATACTAGGCAATGGCGATCTCACTCGTCGCACACACGCATGCGTCGGCAAGTACGGGGTCGGCGACCACCGTGGGGATCAACACCACGGGCGCATCGCTGCTTATCGCGATCGTGTCGTGGTACACGGGCGGCGGCAGCGTATCGGTCAGCGACTCGCTCGGGAACGCGTGGACGCTGGGCAGCAGCTATGCCAGCAGCTCGGATGCGGGCTTGGCGACCTACTACTGTTCGTCGCCTACGGTCGGGTCGGGGCACACGTTCACGGTCGCGTCCGCTGATTCGCCGTCTATCTGCGTCGCAGCATTCTCGGGCACGCGGGCTGGTGGGACGCCGGACATGCAGGTCGGCTCGACCACGTCCTACCAGACGGGCTCAGGCACGCCGGGGGCCAACGGGGATCTCGTCATCACCGGCATCCAGAGCACCGATACGTCGGTACCGACTGCGCCGACGAGCTTCACCCTGCTCGATGCGTTCGCGTACGTCAGCGGCGCTGACTACGCAATGGGGATGGCGTACTACGTGCAGGCAACCGCAGCGGCGCTCAACCCGTCCTGGGGGGCAGCGAACACCTCGCCGGTGTCACTCATGTTGTCATTCCCAAAGGCGACGGCGGCTATCAACACCGGCCAGTTCTTTCCGTTCTTTTCGGGATGACATGCCGAGACGAAGGGTGCTGCTGGGGCTGCCTCATGCAGCGCTGTTACACGTAGGACGACGACAAGGGAGATGCCCTGATGGCACATCATCTCGGTAAGCGGCCAGCGCGGCCGTACACGTCCGACCACACGCCAATGGCGGAGCTGCTGCGCGCGGTCCCGTCCGGCTCGATCCCGCCGATCCCGGCGAACTTCGGCCACGGCTACGACTTCGGCGCCACTGGCTGGGGGATGATGGGCAACGGCCTATGCGACGACGGGTCGATCACCGACACGAGCCTCTACGCCTACGGTGGTGGTGGCGACTGCGTGTGGGCGAAGTTCTCCCACGGCTTCATGGAATCAGCGCGCAACGCCGGGCGTCCCATCCCCAAGTTCACCTGCGCCAGCACGCTGAACAACTACTGCGCGTACCTCGGGATCGGCTCCTACGAGAACCTGAACGCGAGCAACGATCAGGGCTCCGACATGCAGGAGGCGCTGAAGCGCGCTCAGACGCAGGGCTACACGGACGCGGGCGGAAACGTCTACAAGATCGGCAAGACGGTTTCGGGCACGCCTGGCAACCTGCAGGAGCTGTGGGCAATCGCCTACCTGTTCGAGCTCGCTGACATCGGCGTGAACCTGCAGCAGGCGCAGGAGAACGCGTTCCCGGGGCCGTGGACCTATGTCGCTGGCTCGCCGACGATCGGCGGCCACTGCGTGCCGGTGATGGGGAATAACGGCCTCATCACCTGGGCGGATCGTGTCGGCTTCACGCAGTCCTTCTTTGAGCAGCTGTGCGACGAGTTCTACGGGTACATCGACCCGCTGCGCTACAACCGCGTGACCGGCGAGACGCTGGAGGACTACACGGACGCGGACTTGGAGAAGTACGTGGTGCTCGTGGCCCAGCAGAAGGCAGCGCGATGACCGACGGACCTGATCTCGTCGCGACCATTGACCAGTGGGCGGCGCTCGCCCGCCAGATCCCCGTGGTGCTCGGCGCCTACTACAAGGCACTTCTACAGGAAGGGTTCAGCCGGGAGGAGGCGTTCGCGTTGACGCTCGCCTATCAGACGGTCGCCCTTAGCCCGAAAGCGTAGCGGTGGCCCGAGGGGCTGTGGGCTGGACATGCAAGCGCGTGAGCAAGGGGGCGCGCTGTGGGAGCTTCAACCCCCCGCGAGCCAGGAAGTGTCAGGCGTGTGGCAAGCTGCGGCCGGCGCGAAGGCAACCCGCCCACATGGCCGCGCTGAAGGCGGATTATGCCATCTACGTGAGGCTGAACGGCGGCGACTTCTGCGGCGCGTGTGGGCGCAGTCCATCGGCCACGCGGAAGCTGGACCGCGACCACGCGCACACGACGCCACCGGTCGCCAGGGGGCTGCTGTGCGCTCGCTGCAACAGGGCACTCCCGTCCTGGGTAACGCCAGCGTGGCTACGAGCAGCTGCTGACTATCTGGAACGTGCAGAACGGAGGCACACGAATGGGGATTCTTATCAGCTCGCAGGTTGAAGTGGCCTGCGGAACGCCCGGATGTCGGGACCGACGTGGCTACGGGCTGTTCGCCAGCTTCTGCAACCCGTGCGCCGATCGGCTCGCGAAGCTGCGTGACGAGATCGAGCAGGAGGTCGCCGCGGCGAACCCCAAGACTCGTAGCAGGGGAGGGTCGCCGATGTGCTGCTCGCCGTACTGTTACGGCCCACGTCGGCCGCCGGCCTTGTTCTGCGAGGACTGCCAGGATGCTGGATACGTCGAAGAGGCAGCGTGACCGTTGCTCGGTCGAGCCGTGACCTTCGACTTCAGCGGACCACCCCCAGCAGCCGACTACCTAGTCGACGGCCTCCTCGAGCGCGGAACGATCACCGTGCTCTCGGCCGACTCCGGAGCCGGGAAGTCACTGATCGCCGCCAGCATGGCCGTAGCGATGATGCAAAGCCGTCCGTGGCTAGGACGCAGGACCACCGGCAAGCGCGTCATGTTCATCGACGAGGAGAACTTCTACCGGGTGATCTTCGGACGCCTGCTAGCGCTCGGCATGACCAACGAGGACCGGCAGAATCTCCTCTACTTTCTGCGTCTCGGCGTTGCGCTGGGATCGGGCGATTGGATGGAACGCGTCCGCGAGGAGATGGACGACTTTCACCCCGACCTGCTGGTGGTCGACACGGCAGCTGCGGCGACAAACGTCGAGCTCAATGACAACAGTGCCGTGGCGCGCCTGTACGCCACGTCGCTGCGTCCCCTAGTGGATGATGCTGGGATGCTGCTCTTGCACCACGAGCGTAAGCCGCAGGGCAGCTATCAGCGACATGCCGGCCACGCGATGATGGGAGCTCGACAGTGGGCAGGCCAGGCGGACTCGCACCTGGCGCTCGAGCGGCTAGGTGACGTTGCCGTGGAGGCACTATCGGACGGCAGGATGCTGCGGCGCTACCCGTTGAAGATGGAGATGCCGAAGAACCGGGATGGGCGGAGCGTGAACGAGAAGATCGCGATCGTGTCTGAGCACAATCCGGGTTCGACGCAGCCGACGTGGCTGCGGGTGGACAGGGTTGGACGCGGTGACCTTACATGAAATTATGCACACGCCTTGACTTTTGATGACTGAAATCGCTACAATCTATCCGCTAGGTTCTCTACGGGCCTTCAGATTCCAGCCGGCCTTGCGCTTCGCCGCAGGAAGCTTGAGCCGTCAGGCGCTCATAAGACCAGCGGCCCTGACAGCTTGCGCCGCAGCGTCGCTACGCAGATCACGCCCTACCTATGTCCAGGGACGTGGTTGCTGAATGCCAGTTCCGGTGCCCGATCTCGCCGTGGCCGAAATTGCCTGCAAGCGAGCCCTAGCCAAGCTCGTCACGCTCAGCGACAAGAGCGCTGTCCAGATCCGAGCCGAAGGCATGCTCGAACACGAGACCACAACCGACCGGCTGCGCACCAGGGACCGACAGCCCATGCCCGTCAAAGGTGGTCGGGGTGCTGGCAGCCAGCTGCCCAGCGGCGTCGACACGAAGGCGACCACGCGTGGCGACCACGCGCCGTCCAAGCAGTCCTCGCTGTACTTCCATTACCGGTGGCGCATGCACAAGGCGCTCGTGTCCGAAGATGCCGGCCTGGCACTGTCGCTGGCTGGCGCCGCGACCCAAGACTACGAGGAGCACGTCGGCAAGCGCCGGCCGCTTCGCTGGGCGTCGCACGACGACGCCGTGAACTACCTGCTGACACACTACGTCGGCGTACCCTCTGCCACCGCGGCCGTGGACATGCGCACACCATCCGAGTCGTTTCGGAACGCTCAGCGCTGGGTTCAAGCCCAGCGCACGAGAAACGGCCATGATCCCGAGCTGGGCGAGCGGAGAGCAATGGACAGCCGGACACGGAGGATTGTGGAGATGGCAGCTGCGGGAATCAAGCAGCGCCTGATAGCCGACGAGGTCGGACTGTCGCAGGCGCAGGTCAGCCGCATCCTGTCGGGCGCGAGCATACATACCCAAGCGCCTTGAATTCAATGTGCATAAGCGGTAAGGTGTGTTTCGGTGGATGATTGCGCACTGCGCCATCGCTCGCCGAGAGGGCGACGACCCAATACCGCAGCGGACCATTCGGTCAGGCACAGGGCGTCAGCAGCGATCAGAGGCGGGGGATCGCTCACAACCACAGGTCACAGCACGGGAGGGCAACCGTGGAGACTGATCCAAGGCTTGAAGCAGACGCCTACGTCAGGCACGACGAGCGCATGTACCGAGTGGTGGGACCCGAGATTGACGACCGCGGGTGCATCACTGGGCGCTACGAGCTCGAAAGCGCCAAGGGCGAATGGTCTGCCTACGGGCACGGGCGTGGAACCTGGGTCTACCCCAGGTGCTACCTGACGGCCATTCGGGTCACCTGGGAGTGCCAGCTCGTGAGAGCATCCAACGGGATCTCACACCTAGACGAGGCGATGCGAGCACACCTCCACGACAACGGGCTGCACATGCCGGCCACCATCCAAGCCGGGATGCAAGCACCCCTAGCGATAGAGCGCACCCTGCGGCGTCAAGTTCGCTAGGGGTAGGAGGGCTCGGGCATGGTGCCAGGAGGGCGACGGCGGGGCTCACACAACCCCCGGGGGGGGTAAGAAATCCCTTTCGGGTAAGGCGAGGACCCCAGTCGAACTTTCGCGCACGTTGGCCCATATGGCGATTTGCGCAATCGCTGGGTTGCGTTGCGTGGCGATCGGCCGACGGGCAACCAGAAGGTTGCAAATAGTTCAGCGAAGGCCGCGCGAGCATCCGCAACCGATGCGTTGCGCAGGCGTGACGAGGGAGGGCCGCGATGCGCAAGACTCACGTCTACGTTCGCCGAACGCACGTCTACGTCTGCGTTGATTGCGGCGGGACCTTTGAGCATGTTCGTGTCACGAAGGCACGGAAGCGGTGCCCCGGGTGCGCGCCGGGTGGCATGCGTCCTGCGACACGGCCGTGCGTTGCCTGCAGCAACCCCGCTGCATCGTCTAGGCACTGGTACTGCAATGTGTGCAGCGCCAAGGCACGCCTTCGTCGTCGTGGCCGTCCTCGCCAACCGCACGTGCTCAGCACGGCCGAGCGGGGATACGGGCGGGAGCACGCGAAGCTTCGCAGGCAGTGGCTGGCGACCGTGAGGGCGGGGGGCGTCCGGTGCTGGAGGTGCGGCTCTCCCATCCTTCCGATGGAGCCGTGGGACCTGGGGCACAACGACTTCGACAGGACCGCCCACGCCGGGCCTGAGCACCGCTCCTGCAACAGGGGAGCGCCTTGGAGGAGGCAGCATGCCCGACCAGCGCGCTGAGGCCCTTGCGATGCGTGACGCGGGCCGAGACATTGACGATATCGCTGCCCACTTTGAGGTAAACAAGGCGACGGTCTATCGCTGGATCAACGCCGCGAAGGATGGGCCGGGTCCCACAGAGCGCTCCGCGCGCGCCCTGATCGCCACTTGGGGCGAGCTCGACGAAACCCGCTCCTTGGTTGCCGAGACGATGCTGACCTACGCCGTCACGGCCGACAAGGGCCGCAGGGCGACCGTGGGCGTGATGGCCTCGGCCGGCGTGGCCGCCGCGAAGGAGCTGGACGCGATGACGCAGCGCCTCGGGCAGAGTTCGGGCTTTGAAGAGCTGACCCGCGCGCTGCTGGAAGCGTGACCGGAGCGCCACGATGGGCGACGTCGAGGACCCCATCGCGCCGGACGCTCGGAGGGGCCGCCCACAGGATCAGCAAGCTGCTCGGGCAGCCTTTCATGCCCTGGCAGCGCGAGGTTGCCGACGTGGCGCTTGAGCTAGACGACAGCGGGCGTCTCGTGTACCGCGACGTGGGGCTGATAACGCCCCGGCAGTCGGGCAAGAGCACACTGATCCTCTCGCTGATCTTGACGCGCTGCATCGTGGCCGCGAACCAGCATGTCGTCTACTGCGCGCAGAGCGCGCTTGATGCCCGCAAGCAGTGGGTCAATAACTGGTCCCCTGTGGTCGAGGGATCGGCGATCGGCTCATCGGTGCGTGTCCGCCTAGCGCCGGGCGACGAGGGCTGGTGGTTCCCGAACGGCTCTCACCAGAGCATCGCGGCGAGCACGGTGAAGGCTGGTCACGGGCAGGTGGTCGACACCGCGATCGTGGACGAGGCGTTCGCCTACCAGGACGATCGCATTGAGCAGGCGCTACGGCCCGCGACGATGACCCGGAACCGCCCTGGCATGCTCGGGGCGCAGTTCTGGATCGTCTCTACCGTGGGGGTGCCGTCGTTCAGCACCTACCTGCTGGCGAAGACTGAGCGAGGCCGTGCCGCTGTCGACGAGGGCTTGACGGAGGGCACCTGCTACTTCGAGTATTCGGCGCCGCAGGATGCCGACCCGGGGGACCCTGCGACGTGGCGGGCGTGCATGCCGGCGCTGGGGTACACGGTGGACGAGGACACGATCCGGGCGGCGTTTGAGTCGATGACCCGGAGCGAGTTCCGTCGCGCGTTCCTCAACCAGTGGGTGACGGCACTCGGCGACCCGATCGTGCCGATCGACCACTGGAACCTGCTCGCCCGGCCGGAGGCTCCTAGGCCGCCCTGGGTGGTCCTGGGGCTGGACATTGACCGTCAGGACGCCCATGCCGCGCTTGTGGCCGTCGGCGAGATTGACGATGGGCCGCAGGGTGGCCCGAAGGGGCTACAGGGCGGCGTGCTTGAGGCCGGCGATCGGACGGACTGGCTTCTGCCGGCCCTTGCGGACCAGGTGGCCCGGTTTGATCGTCCCCATGTCGTCGTGGACGAGCGCGCATGTCGACACATGCTGCCCGAGATTGAGCGCATCGCCGGCTTTGACCGGGTGATCGCGCTGAAGACGAGCGAAGTGCCTCCTGCGTGCGCGTTCTGGCTGCGACTGATTCAGCAGCAGCGTGCTTGGCATCGCGGCGAGCCCGAGCTGACCGCTGCACTGGTTGGCGCTGGGCAGCGGCGCCTCGGTGACGGGTGGGCTTGGAGTCGGGCGCAGTCCGGAGTGGATATCAGCCCCTTGGTGGCGTTCACCTTGGCGTGCTCGTTCTGGCTGGGAGCGTGGGGTGACGAGACGTAGGACTTGCAACCACGAGCACGGGAGGAACCGTGATCCGAGAGCATCTTGACCAGCTCATCTCCGAGCTGGGCGAGCACATGGAGAAGACCGAGCGGCTGCGTGGCGAGCTGAGGAAGCACGTCGCAAGAGCTGAGCAGCAGCTATTGGAGCGCGTGGGCCGCGAGGCCGAGCTGCGCAATCAGATCGAGGACCACGAGGCGAACCTGCGCGCCGACGGCCACGTGGTGGCTCCTCACGCGCCGCATGTTGACGCTGGCCAGCCAGCCGCCGCCATTGAGGCGGCCACGGCCGTGAAGGGTTCGACGGCGTTCAAGCCCGATTCGAGCAGGATGGGTCCCGAGAAGGGTCCGAGCCCGGGCCCGAAGCCGTCCCGGCCGTAGCCGCCCGACGTGGATCTCTCCAGCGGGTTTGACATCCCGAACCCGTACGGGCTGCTGGCGTCGGACTTCGGCTTCGACGTCGCCGGATACCGGGCGGCCCTGGGGTTCCTGGGCGACCTGGCGAGCGGCACTGAGCATGACCGCGCGCTGGCGGCCAACGGGGGCTCGCTGGCCCTGCTGACGGGGTGGAAGGGTTCGCCCAAGTTCCGTCGCGTGTACGCGAAGTGCCTTGAGGCGGCCCGAACGAACACGGAGAGGCCGATCGTGCGGCAGATCCCTGTCGTTCCGGTGCTGCCGCCCTCGGGCCAGCAGCGGTTCATTCCCGTTGAGGAGGTGCCGCGGAACGCTGGGCCCTTCACGAGTACCCCAGCGCCCACTGTGGGGCTGTGATGAATCTGCCGCCCTCGTTCCGCCATCAGGCTCGGTCGGCCGCTCCGGCGTCGCCGACGTCGATCCTTGACGATATCGAGCGGGCGCACGAGGCCGAGTACGCCGACCTGCTCAGGTATGCGGCTATTCGCGCTCGCGCGTTTGCTCCGCGGCCCGAGGAGCGGCCGGGATGGTGGGCAGCGTTCAAACGGTGGCGCCGGTGAGCACCGAGGCCGAGCGCGAGCTTGTCAAGGCCGGGGATGCGCTGGCGGGCATGCTCGGGGTGGCTGTCGCGGCGATGGACTCGCGCGAGCTGTTCTCGCCGATCGAATCGGATCTGGTGCGCTCTGAGATTCTGCGGTGGCATCACGTGAAGGCGACCACGTCGGACGAGTGAGAGCTCGCCCACGCCGCGGCGTGCAGCGCAAGACCGGGGACCGGGGCTACGGTGGCGAGCACCAGCGTCTCCGCAAGCGGTGGATCCCGATCGTGGCCGCGGGCGGTGTCATGTGCGCCCGCTGCAAACGGCCGATCTGGCCCGGCGAGCCTTGGGACCTCGATCACACGCAGGATCGGACGGGCTACCTCGGCCCCAGCCATGCGCGTTGTAACCGCGCCACTGCTGGCCGGCGCCCTCGTCGTGTCCGCCGAATCTCAAGAGGGTGGTGAGCCGTGAAGGTAGGAGACATCCTCGAGTGGCTTGCCGGCGCTGCCTTCACGGCGGCTGCCTTTCTCGCCACCGGCCGCCCTTGGCCCGCTCTCGTGGTTGCGGGGGCTTGTCTCATGTACGAGGCGCAGTGCTGGGCGGGGCATGATTTCGCGCCCGTGCGCCCCGGCTGGCTGCGGTGGCCTTCTCGGCTGCGCCGTCGCGGGCGGGAGGAGTCTTGACGCTCGCGCGACTTCGGGAGGCCCGGGCTGGCGCTGCCGTTGAGCAGCGCAACCTCGCGGGCATGAACTATGGCAACGGCTACGCGTACGCGGACCCTCACGCCATCCCGCCGCACGGCTGGAACAATATGGCGCGGGCTGGTGTGCTTGTCACCCCGCACACGCTTCTGCAGGTTGACGTGGTTTACACGGCGCTGCGGATCATCTCGAACAACATCATCAAGATGGGCAACCTCCGGGCGTACGCGGAGGGCTATTCGCAGGACAACGTGGTCTATCGCCAGTTCCTGCGCCAACAGCCGGCGATCCTGACGAACACGTTCGGTGGGGGGAACCTCGGTGGCATCGGCGGGTCGATGATGCAGTGCACCGGCATCGACCGGACGATCTGGTCGATGGCGCTGTTCGGCGAGGCGTTCTGGTACATCCTCGATCGCGATCGCCTTGAGCGTCCACGGACGATAGAGGTGCTGCACCCCGCGTTCATGGAAGTGAAGATTGACGATGGCCAAGTGCAGTACCTCTACGGCAGCAGCAATAACCGTCAGGTACTGGACTTGTGGAACGTGGTTCACGTTCCGATGAAGTCGCTGCCGGGCGCGCGCCGAGCGCTCAACCCGACCGACTACGCGGGGGTTGCCGGCGCGCTAGCGATGGCCGCCTACGAGTTCGGCTCGACCTGGTTCAGCCAGGGCGCGTCCCCGTCGTTCATCCTGTCGACCGACCAGAAGCTCGGCAAGGACGAGATCGACCGGATCGCCCAGAAGTTCCTTATCGAGCATAGTGGCCTGTCGCAAGCGCACCTTCCACTCGTGCTGGACTCGGGCGTGAAGGCCACGAAGGCCTTGAACACGCCCGACGAGGCGCAGTACCTGCAAACGCTTGAGTATGCCCGCCAGGTGATCGGCGCGTGGTTCGGTATCCCGCAGTCGCGGATGCCGAACGCGCTCCAGCGCCAGTCGCCAATGCCTCCGCATGCCCGGCAGGAGGAGGCGATCGGCTTCCAGCTGGACACCCTGTCGGGGTACATCGTGCCGCTTGAGGAAGTGTATTCGGCGTTGCTGCCGGCTGGACAGTTCGCCTGCTTCGATGAGCAGCAGTTGTCGAAGCCGGACGCGCAGTTCCAGGCGATCAAGATCCAGGCGCTGCGGATGACGCAGGCGGCGTCGATCAACGATGTCCGTACCCGGGAGCTCGGGTGGGCGCCCGTGGATGGCGGTGACGATGTGATCGCGCCGTTCGCTTCGAACGTGGCGCCTGGCCAGACGGGTTCGCAGGCTCCGCAGTCCTCGTCCGGCTCGCCTGTGGATGAGGCTGACGACGATCCGCCTGCGGCGCAGGCGAGAGGCGCTGGATTGGGAACTTGAGCGCGACGACGAGAAGTCGTTGCTGCTCGCCTTGACGTAGAGTTGACCGAGGAGGTCACGATCCGTACCCAGACACAGGACGTGGCCGAGAACGTCGAGCCGCGCAAGGACTACACGCAGGCCGAGCGGGACAAGGCCGCCAAGGAGGGCGCGGCCCTCAGCGACGGCAGCTTCCCGATCTACAGCCAGGCGGACGCCGAGAACGCTTGGAGGCTGCGTAACAACGGCGACCACGCCGAGGCATCCGTGGTCGCGCATATCAAGAAGCGCGTCAAGGCGCTCGGGCTGAAGATGCCCAGTGACGACGACTCGCGAGCGCAGGCGAAGGACTGCTCGACGTGCGATGGCACCGGGAAGATCATGGACGGCAACCGCAAGTGCCCGGATTGCAACGGCACTGGTTCGCTTGCGAACGACGGCTCGGCTCCCGAGCAGCGGACGCCGCTGAGGGCTCGGAAGCCTGGGCGCAAGGAGCGCCACCGGGCCGTCCCGCTCATACCCGAGGTCCGGCATTACAACGCCACTGACCTTGAGGTTCGCAGCGTCCGGGACTCCGACGAGATCATCATCACCGGCTCCGCCATCGTGTACGACTCCCCGTACGTCGTCCGGGACATCTTCGGCGAGTTCGAGGAGCGCATGATGCCCGGATGCGTCGCCGACCTGCTCAATCGCGGGGTGGACTGCCGGCTGCTGCTCAACCACGAGGGGCTGGCGATGGCGCGCACCACCGCGCGGACGCTCACCCTTGCCGACACGCCCCGGTCGCTGAACATTGAGGCTCGACTGGACGCCCGGCAGCATCTCGCGAACGACTTCGCGATCGCCGTCGAGCGGGGCGACATGAACCAGATGTCCGTCGGCATGGTCGTCAGCCTTGACGAGTGGGGCGACAACGGGACGCTTGAAACCCGGGACGTGTACAAGCTGGACAACCTGCTGGACGTGAGCGGGGTGACTTACCCGTGCTCGCCAAGCACGAATCTCGCGGTTGCGCAGCGCATGGCGATGGAGATGCCCGTCGAGTCGCGAGCGCGCGTCCGGCGCCTGTACGCGGACGTTCGTGCGGGCAAGGTGCTCTCGGACACGAATCAGGGCAAGATCGTGGAGGCCGCGAAGGCGATCCATACCGTCCTTTCGGCATCGGGCTTCGATCCTTCGAGCCTGATCGAGGCCGACGACAGTGCCGAGCCGGACGCGGCTGGCACGTTGAACGAGGATGCCTCGGTCGGGGGTGACGTCGAAAATGGCGAGGGTTCGTCCACGGACGCGGCTGACGGCTCGGGTGACCTGAGCGGCAGCCTTCGTCAAGAGGATCCGGGCGAGAAGATCCGCGACGACGAGCCGGTGGCGGCTGAGCGTCGCGACGATCCCACTCCCGAGGATCATGGCATCGCTTGGGGGCTGAAGGACCTCAAGGCCCAGATCGCCCAAGTGAAGGCGAGACAGCTCGCCGATCCGGACAACGCGACCGACCCGGACGACAAGGCCGTGATGGAAGCCATCAGCGCCGCCGAGGCGGCGATCGACAAGGCCATCGTCGCGCAGTCGAAGGATGGTCACGCCGACAGTCGGTCCAAGACTTTGACCGCGCTTCGCATCCGTGCGGAGGCGCACAAGCTGCGGGTCCTGTAGGGCCCGACAAATCCCCGCGAAGCGGGGTGCCTCGCAGTACTTACGTACGAAGAGGCGAAGCCTCGCAGTACCGCATTCACGAGGTCCGGGAGTTCGCTCAGGCCAAGGCGAACAGTACCGCTCGCGGATGGTCCGGGAGGCGTGGTGTTCACATACACCACAATGAAAGGAGTGGGTTCTTGAACCCGCTGAAGGCGCTCCTGGCGAAGCGCGATAGCGCCGGCCAGGAACTCGAGGGCATCCTCCGCGACCCGGAAACGGGCGAGGAGCGCGAGTCCCTCAGCGACGAGCAGGAGTCCCGGAGCACCGAGCTCCTAGGCGAGATCAAGGAGCTGGACTCCGAGATCGAGAGGGTCAGCGCCGAGGTCCGCAATCAGAAGATGATTGTCGAGGCTCGGAAGCTGGTGACGGGTGGCGTGGCTGCGGACGTGAGCGTCGAGGACGAGCCGATGGTCTATGGGCCGGGCTCGCCGAACTCGTTCTACGCGGACTTCATCACCCTGGATCGGCGCACTGCGATCGATCCGCGGTATCGCGGTGCGCAGGAGCGCATGCTGAAGTGGTCCGATCAGGTGGAGCGTGAGATCGCCTCGGCGACCGCGTTCGGCAAGGACGCGGAGCGGCAGCTTCGCGAGATCTACCGGGACTCGTCTGTTGAGTTCACGCACAACGTGATGGCGGAGGTTCGCCAGCGCGGGAAGCTGGCTCGGGAGCTGAAGGACGGCGTCGAGTCGCGTGCGGTAACGACTGGCGGTGGCGCTACCGCGTCGGCGGCGGGTGGTGGTGCGGCGTCGTTCGTGACGCCGATCTTCGCTACCCCGTACATCCCGTACCGTGAGTACGGCCGGGCGTTCGCGGACCAGTGCTTCAAGGCTCCGCTGCCTGACTACGGCATGGCAATCTACAAGCCGCAGGTGACCGGGCCGGCTGGCGTGGCTCAGTTCACTGAGGCCGGGGTTGTTACCGAGGTTGATCCGAGCGCCGGGTACGCGGTGGCGACGCTGGCGATCTTCGCTGGCGAGGTCACGCTGTCCCAGGTGGTGCTCGATCGCATGGCGCCGGACTACCGGTTCGATGTCATGTGCGAGGATCAGCTCAAGCGCGACTACGATCCCAAGTTCGACAAGTACGTTCTCGCGCAGGCGTTGGCGAATGCCACGTCGCAGGCGTGGACGGGCAACGGTGGCGTGTTCACGCTGACCCCGCCGTCGGGCAGCCTGCCCGGCTCGGGTGGCTTCTATGGCCAGGTCAGCAAGGCGAAGGCCGCGATGCGCAAGTTGATCGGCACCGTTCTGAACCCGACGCACCTGTTCCTCGATCCGGCGCGCTACGAGTTCATCGCTGCGTGGTCGGATGCGCAGGGCCGGCCGGTTGTCGTGCCGGACTACGCGGGACCGTTCAACGCGCTGGCGAACAGCGGGAACGGTGACGCTGGCATTGAGGGCTACACGGGCACCCGGTTCAACGGGCTTCCGGTGTTCACCGATGCCAACCTGCCGACCACGGGCGGCACGTTGAACTACGATCAGGCGCTCATCGGGTGCCTGGCCGAGGTTGAGGTCTACGAGGGTAACGCGATCAACCGCGTTCTTCCGCAGACGCTTGCTACGAATCTCGAGACGATTCTGCAGCGCTACTCGTACGCGACCGTTCTGGTCAACTACAACGGCGCGGTCACCTCGATCAATGGTTCGGGCATGTCGGCGATCAACTACGTCGACTAGCAGTAGGTAGGCTTATCCCCGGCTTGGCGGTCGAGGGGATAGTGCGCGCGCCGCTGGGGCGGCGAGGTCGGCTACGGCCTTGGGCTTGGGTTCGATTCCCGCCCGTGCGCTTTGCGTGATCCATTGGTGTGCCGGTTCGTTCCTGCGCGCTGGCATGATGAGTACGCGTACGGCGAAGAGCTCTCCCGAGTGTGGGGCGAGGACTGCGTGATCGTGAACGTTGAGCACGACATGGAGTATTCCGATCGGCTCGCGCGCGAACTCGTGGCCTGCGACCATCCGCTCTGCACTCACGCTTACCGCATGCATCTGCCGCGGGAGTGCTGGGCGCACGGCGCGGTGGCGAACGCGGCCACGTTGACGGTGGCGTGGGGTAGCGAGGGCGAGGAGTGGGCCGAGTTCTCGGGCGTGGGCTTCTGCAAGATCGTGCCTTCGGCACGCGTCGCCCCGCTTGAACGCTGTCCGTGGTGGGAGGTTGAGGGGACCGTGAACGCGACAGTCCGCGGGCCTTGGCATGTGCATTGGCCCGCGGTGGAGCACTATCACCGATGAGCGACATTTACGATCGGATGGACCCGAAGGTGGGCGCCGTCCAGCGGGAGTTCAATCGCAAGCGCCTAGCGCAGCTCAAGGCCGAGGGCCTGGAGCGCCAGCGTCGCCTGCGGCTCGTCGCGGCACTGCATTGTCACCCGGGGCCCGGTGAGTCGGGGTGGTCGGATCGGCGCCGCACGTGATCTCGCTGCTCGTTCCGACGCGTGGGCGCCCTCACAATATCCGTAGGTTCGCGGAGAGCGTCGAGGCGACCGCATCTGCCCTAGTGGAGGTCGTGTGGTGCGTGGACGATGACGACGTCGAGTCCTTTGACGCAGTGATCCAGTGCAACGAGTGCGCCGAGATGACGAGCCATTGGCTGCTCGTGGCCCCGCGCGTAATCCCGTGCAAGCGCTGGAACGATGCGTGGCGTGCCGCCAATGGGAGCATCTTCGGCATGTTCGGCGACGACTGCGTGTTCCGGGCGTCGGGCTGGGACGAGATGGTCGAGCATGCGTTCGCTCGGTACCCGGACGGTATCGCGCTCGTGTACGGCCCCGACGGCTTTCGCAACCAGGCGCACGCGAGCCACCCCTTCCTCTCCCGCCAGTGGACGGATGCCCTGGGCGGCGCGACCGTCGAGTTCTTTAGTCAGGACTGGAACGACACGTGGATGAACTACCTCGGCGACGCGGTGGGGCGGCGCCACTACATCCCGGAACTCAGGATCCAGCACCTGCACCCCGACGATCCGAGCTTGGGGGTGCCGGAGGACGATACCTACCGGCAGAACCGAGAGCGGTGCGTCCGCGACCGAAATGCGGAGCGCTACGCGAGCACTGAGATGCAGCAACTGCGCGAGCAGGACGTGGCAAGGCTGCGGGCGGTCATGCGGTGATTCTCGTCTGCGGCGCGGGCGGCTTCATCGGGGGCCACCTGGTGGAGCGGCTGCTGGCCGACGGCAAGGAGGTCCGCGCGGTTGACATCAAGCCGTGGGCTGCGTGGTGGCAGACGTATGCCGATGCTCAAAGCGTGTCGCTCTGTGACCTTCGGGATCCGATGGCATTCGTCGGCTCTGTGCGCGGGATCGATGCGGTCTACAACCTTGCGTGCGATATGGGCGGCATGGGCTACATCGCGGCCCATAGGGCCGATTGCATGCTGTCCGTGTCGATCAACACGAACCTGCTGCAGCGGGCTTGGCGCTGGGGCGTCGACCGCTACTTCTACAGCAGTAGCGCGTGCGTCTATCCCGCCTATCGTCAGGCCCAGCCGGGCGCGGAGGGGCTGAAGGAGGCAGATGCTTACCCGGCCGATTGCGAGGACGGGTACGGCTGGGAGAAGCTGTTCTCCGAGCGACTGTGCCGTCACTTCGCGGAGGACTATGGGCTGGCGACGCGCGTCGCGCGCCTGCACAACTGTTACGGCCCGATGGGAACCTGGGCCGGCGGACGCGAGAAGGCCCCGGCCGCGATCTGCCGCAAGATCGCCCAAGCGCAGCGCTCCGGCCATCACGAGATCGAGATCTGGGGCGACGGCGAGCAGACGCGCTCCTTCATGCACGTTGACGACTGCGTGGAGGGCATCCTGCGCATCATGCGCTCGTCCATGTCCGAGCCGATCAACCTCGGCAGCTCGGAACTCGTTTCGATCAATCAACTCGTGGATGCCGTCGAGGCGATCGCCGGGATCAAGGTTCGCCGTCGCTACGTGGATGGCCCCGAGGGCGTCCGTGGGCGGGCTAGTGACAACACGCTGATCCGATCGACCCTAGGCTGGGAGCCCTCGATCACGCTGGCAGAGGGGCTTCAGGGGACTTACCGCTGGATCTATGATCAGCTCGATTGACCCGCCCGTGTTCATCACGGTGCGGGATCGTGTCGTGGACCTGTGCCGACTGGTCGCGTGGCTTGAGCGCGCCGGGCACCAGCGGATCGTCCTGCTGGACAACGCGAGCACGTACGAGCCCGTCGTGGAGTACCTGCGCTCGACGCCGCACGATGTCGTCTGCTTGGGGAAGAACTTGGGCTCGCGGGCGCTCTGGCACGCCGGGCTGGCCCCACGCGACGAGTGGTTCGTGCTGACGGACCCCGACGTGGTTCCCTTGGACGACTGCCCGCACGATGCGGTTCGGTACCTGCACGATCTCCTGCTGCGCTACGGCGGCCCGAAGGCGGCGCTCGGCCTGTACTTGGGCGACGTACCCGGGGATCTCGGGTGCCTTCCGTGGGAGCGGCAGCTGCTGGATCCGTGGCCTGGCGACAGCTGGCGCGGCAGGCTTGCCCCGGGGGTGTTCGACTCGCTGTCGGACACGACGTTCGCCCTGTACCCGCCCGGAGGCGCGTTCGGATATCACGCGCTGCGCACGGGGTGGCCGTACCAGGCGCGGCACATGCCGTGGTACGAGCCAGCTACGGACGAGGAGCGCGCCGAGCGCGCCTACTACCTGGCACACGCCAAGGGCGGCTGCGAGGGCTCAAGCTACAAAGACGGGCTGCAGGCCTAGGGGGTGCCGATGCGACTTCAGTACTTGTGGCGCTGCGCCAAGTGTGGCGAAACGCTGTGGAGTATCGGGCGCCCTGCGCCCTGTCGCCACAGGTCGGCCGTGTATCAGACCACGACCTCGCGGCCGGCCAGCAGGGCCGTGCGGCGTCGAGGCGCGGAGCTTGTCGAAACGACGGCTGCGCCCGAGATGGAGGTCCGCCGATGAGCTTCAGTCAGACGATTATCACGCACCAGTGGGCCAACGCGGATCTGACGCCCGCTAGCGGCTCTATCACCTGCGCGCTCACCAAGAGGATCACGAACGGTGGTGTCAGCATCGTGCCGGCATCCGAGGTCAGCGTGAACCTCAACGGCAGTGGCGCGATCAGTCAGGCGCTGACCTCGAATGCCGACCCGGGGACGACGCCCACGGACTCGCAGTGGCGCATCGACGTGCGCGTGGCCGGCGCCACCGAGGAGTCGTATCTCATCACGGTGCCCCCAGGGCCGGGGACGGTCGACCTCGGGACGCTGCTGCCGGGCGCGGAGCAGATCCAATGAGCGCGCGACACCATCGCCACGACACGAGCCCGTTCGGGTCGGACCGGTTCGGCTGCGCGGCTGAGCGGTTCGCCCGGCTCTTCGGCACGCCGCGGTTCATTGTGGCGCAGACGGGCGTCGTCATCGCGTGGATCGCGGTCAACGGGGCGGCGGTCGCGCTGCGATTCGACCCGTATCCGTTCATCCTGCTCAACCTGCTGTTCAGCACGCAGGCGGCCTACGCGGCGCCGCTGATCCTGCTGGCGCAGACGCGTCAAGCGGATCGCGAGAGGCTGACGGCGGAAGCGGACGCGCGCCACCGGGAAGAGATCGCCGAGCGGCACTCGGAGATGCTGCGAGAGCTCCGTGCCCTCGTGGCCGAGGAGGGGCACCAGTGAGCTTCAACAGCAACGCCCTGTCGACGCAGTGGGGATCGTTCCTGGATTTGCAGAACGATCTCAAGCCCTTTTTGAATGTGCCGAGCTCTGACACGAGCCGCGATGTCGTCCTGCAGGACCTGATCGACGGCATCTCAGAGTGGGTCCAGCTCGAGGCCGGCCGGCCGCTCGCGAAGACGCGGTTCGAGTTCAAGTTCGACGGCAACTCGGGCTGGAAGGGCTCGTATCTCATGCTGCCGTACGTCCCGGTGCTCGAGGTTATCTCCGTCACCGAGTATTGGGGCTACTCCGGCCCGCACGTTCTGACGGAGCAGACGCCGACGAGCCAGGTCGACGGCTGGCAGTGCGAGTATCGCACCGGCCGCTTGACGCGCGTGTTCCAAGGCTTGATCCCCAAGCCGTGGTTCCCCGGCTCGGGGAACGTCATCGTGGAGTGGGATGCGGGATTCAACCCGGTCCCCAAGAGCGTCCAGCTCGCCACGAAGGAGGCCATCAAGTGGTATTGGGACAACACGCAGCAGCACTCGCGCAGCCGCCCGTCGGGCCAGGACGAGTGGAATAGGCCCGACCCGTCGCAGTTCTGGGGTTCTGTGATGCCGGCGATGATGCGCCCGCTGCTTGAGCAGTACGCGCAGGTAGGCATGGGGTGAGTCGCCTTGTCAGCACGGTCCCGGGGGCGTTCGCGGCGTTCTACTCGCTGCTCGCCGCGGCGGGACAGGCGCAGAACCCTCCGATCTCCGTGTTCGCCCAAGCGCTCCAGCAGGACGAGCCGAACTCGTACGTGCTGCTCGGCGGCTCCCCGGACGGGCAGCCGGGTATCCGGAACCACTCCTTCGAGCCTGCCTCTCTGGGGTCGCTGAACCAGTATGAGACGTTCGAGCTTTGGGGCTACGCCACGGCGTACCTCGGCAGCTTCGATCCGGCGTCGGCGCTGGCAGATACGTGGAGCCTGTATCAGGACGTCGTGATGGCGACGTTCGTCAACTACAGCGGTGGCAACGGGAGCCTCGGTGGCCCGGGCAGCGCGATCTTGGGCGCTTCGGCGCCGGCAACGCTGGAGCGGATGCTTCCGGAGTGCGCTGACTACACGGGCGTGCCGACCGGGAGTGGCTTCGCTGGGGTCGTGGAGTTCTGCTACTCGTTCAAGTCCCGGATCACGGTTGCCTGACGTCCGGGCGTTCTACCACGCGTGGCTGGACGGGGCGTGGGAGCGGCCGCACTTCGAGTTCGGGCAGGCTTGCGCCCAGAGCGGCTTCCCGGCCGAGGTCGTGGTGAACTGGTCCCGGGCGACGTCCGAAGCGCCGACGATCAACCTCGTTCGCGACTACGCGCTTGAGAACGATGGGGTGGTGCTCTACGCCCACACGAAGGGCGCCGCGACCGTCGAGCCCTTTCGTGACCGTTGGCGTCGTTCCATGACAGCCCGCGTGGTGGCTCGCTGGCGCGAAAACCTAGCCCTCCTCGAGGACCACGACGCCGTGGGGTGCCACTGGCTGACCGAGGCCGAGTATCCCGGCATGTTCGGGACGATGACCGTGCCGGCGGATGGCTCGGGCTTCTTCGGGGGGAACTTCTGGATGGCGCGCTGCGACTACCTGCGAACCCTCCCGCCGTGCAAGGACGCGCCGCGGTGGCAGGCCGAGCAGTGGATCGGGATCAACCATCCTCGCGTGGTCGACCTGCTGCCGGGCTGGCCGCATGACAACAGGTGGCCCGAGCTGTGCGGGTGATAATGCCCGTGGCCGGCGACGTCGATGATCGCGTGCGGGACGCCTTGGAGGCCACGGGCTGGCCGGTGTACGGCGTTGACGTTTCGATCTCGCCGCGAGCCTACTTCGATCTGCTGTTCGAGTACTGGGCGGATGGCGCAACCTTCACTGTGATCGAGCATGACATGGTGGTGCATGCGACCGCGCTCGAGGAGCTGGACGCCTGCCCGTACGAGTGGTGCGCCTTCCCGTACCGGTACGGCACGCATGAGCGCCACTACGGCCTTGGCTGCGCCAAGTTCGGCGAAGAGCTGATCGCCCGCAACCCGGATGCGATGCGCCGCGTGGGGACGATGCGGGACATGAACCACCCCGCTCGGCACTGGTGCAGGCTCGACGCGTGGTTGCAGGGCGTCGTGCTGCCCGGCAGTGGGGAGCACATGCACCGTCATGAGAGGTCGGTGCGTCATCTTGGCTGCGGCAATAGTCACGGCTGCATTCCCTCCTGAAAGGAGCCCCACGTGGGGACACGGTTGTACAACGGCGGCACGCAGCCGCTCGTCCCGGCTGGGCGCTGGGGCGATGGAGTCATAATGCCGGGCGAGTGGATCGAAGTGGATGATCCGGGCTCGTACGGGCCTCCCTGGCGGCGCGACGATGAGGTCGAAGGGGAATCCTCGCCCAGGGCCCCGGAGGCCGCCCACGGCCCGGAGGTGGCCCGCGAGCCCCCCCCTGGCCTGGGTCCCGACGTGCGCGTGCTGGACAACGGAGATGTAGTGAGTCAGGCCGGCCAGGTGGTCGGGCATATCGACACTCAAGCGCCGGCAGCGTCGGCCGAAGGAGGTACCGCCTAAATGGCCGGGATCGCAGGAGGGTTGGGCGGTGCAGTAGGCATCGCCGCCGAGTCTACGTACGGGACGTTCGTGTCCCCCACCAGGGCCCTTGAGGTTCGCTCCGCGAAGCTTCAGGAGGTTCCGCACATCGCGCAGGGCACCGGGCTTGCCTACGGGCGCACGGTCGACCTCGGCTCCCGTCGTGTCCCGATGTGGTACGACGCCAAGGGCGACGTCAATATGGAGTTCCTGAACTCCGGGATGGCGCTGCTGCTCAAGAACATCATGGGGTCGAACGCGTCGCTGACGCAGGTCGGCAGCACGCCCGCCTACCAGATCGCGTGCAACTACGGGGTGCCGGACGGTCAGAACTACATGACCCTCCAGAACCTCGTGCCGGACACGGGCGGGAACATCCACTGCGAGACGTTCCACGGGTGCAAGATCACCAAGGCTACGTTCTCGATCGACCTGCAGAACCCGCTGATGCTGGACCTGTCGATCGACTCGCAGTACAAGGAGGAGGCAAGCGCCGCCTTCACCCCGTCCTACACGGCAAGCACTGCCATCTTCACCGCGTTCGGCATGCAGTTCAAGGCCGGGGCGCGTGGCTCTGAGGTGTTCGTGGACGGGGTGCGTAAGTTCTCGTTCAGCATCGAGCGCATCCTGAAGGTCGATCGCATCTATGTCGGCGGCAGCTACAAGGACGAGCCGACCACCAGCGGCGTGACGAAGATCACGGGTAGCATGGATGTCGACCTTCTGCCGACGAACAAGGCGGTGCTGTGGGATCTGATGCACACTCAGCTGCCGGTCCCGTCGATCGTCGCGCAGTTCACCGGCCCGCAGATCGGAACGTCGGGCCAGTACAACATGCTGACCCTGAACCCGTGCGAGTGCTTCATCGACTCGGGCGGCACGCCGGAGCTCGCGGGGCCTGACATCGTGACCGCCACGCTGGCGTTCAGTGTTCTCACCGACCCGTCGAACGACAGCCCGCTGTCGGCGACGCTCGTCACCGCAGACTCGACGCTGTAGATGGCAGCCAAGGACACGGATCTCTGGCGGATCACGTACGAGGGCGAGAAGTACACTCTCGCGCGCACGGACATCACCGTTGGGGTTCTGCGCCAGATGAAGAGCTGGTTCGGGCCCGCGTACGGCAAGTACCTGTCGTTTGTTCAGCTCCTGATCGAGGGTGACGCTGACGCGTGGGCGTGCGCGATCTGGATCGTGCTGCGTGCCTCGGGGCGGAACATCCGCACCCCGCAGAACCTCGACTTCGCGGTCAGCGAGGTTATGGCGGCGGACGATGATGACGACGAGCTCGATCCCGAGCCCGTGCTCCCGGAGGCGGGGCCTACGCCGGACTCTTCCGGCAGCGACGCAACCCCCGCCTAGATCAGGACATCGACGAGCTTCGCAATACCTACCTGTTCGACCTCGCGGACATCTGCGGGCTGTCGGCCAGGGAGGTGGACGAGTGCTCGTTCATCGACTTTCTGATCTACCTGCAGGGGATCGACCATCGCCGGGAGATGCGGGTGCAGGCGCAGGAGGCCGGCATCTGGATCCCATAGCCGACGGGAGGGCCGGTGGCATCTAACGTCAGCCCGACCGGCTCTCCCATTGTCGCGGACACGGCGGGGTTGTCGCGGCTCGCCCGGAACCTCCGGGCGGCGAGTCCGGAGGCGTGGAAGGCGTGCCGGCTGGCGATGCGCGCCGCGGCCGCTCCCGTGATGTCCGAGGCCCAAGCCCGCGCGGGATGGTCGACGCGCATTCCGGGCTCAATGCGTATCAGGCCGCGCGCTGGCACCGTAAAGATCGTCGCGGGGGGCCCGGCGGCACCGGACGCCGCCCCGTACGAGCACCACGGGCTGCCAGGCAAGTTCCGGCACCCCCTGTTCGGCAATCGGGACTACTGGTACGACCAGACGGCACGGCCGTTCCTCGGGCCGGCCGCGGAGGCGGCGAAGGGCGAGGTCTCGGAGAAGCTGCTGGCAGCGGTGACAGAGGCCGTCATGAGAGCGATCGAGGGGGGGCAGGCGTAAGAACCTTGCAACTGGTGGGTCAACGCTTTGGACGGCTGGTGGTATGTGCGCGAGAGGGCACAATTGGACACCACTCTGCGTGGCTGTGTCGCTGCGACTGTGGAGCGACCAAGGTTGCTCCTGGGGTTGAGCTGAAGTCCGGTAAGGTGAAGTCGTGCGGCTGTTGGAAGCGGGATGTGGGTCGGTCGCGCGCGACCCACGGCCACTCTAGGGGTGGGCGCATGACGCCCACGTATCACGCGTGGGTGGGCATGATTCAGCGGTGCACGAATCCGCGTAACGCGGATTACCCGTATTGGGGTGGTCGTGGCATCTCAGTATGCGACGAGTGGACCGCAGGGTTCGCGGCCTTCCTTGCGGACATGGGTGCCGCGCCTGCGGGTACCTCTCTGGATCGCATCGACGTAGACGGGAACTACGAGCCGGGCAATTGCCGATGGGCGACTCCTGTAGAGCAGTCAAACAGCCGGCGTCGCTCAATTCGAATCTCGCCTGGACTGTTGGCCGAAATAGACGCCGCGCGCGGGAACATGACGCGCAGCAAGTGGCTGGAGATGGCCGCTCGCGCTGCGCTGAGAGGTGGTGAGTAGATGGCCGGGAAGAGCACCCTCGTAGAAGTTGCCTTCATCGGAAATACTCGCGACCTTGAAGCGAGTCTCGTTCGTTCCGGCGTGGTCGCCGAGGACGCGTCGAAGAAGATCCAGGGCTCGGCTGCGGACGCTGGCCGTGCCGCGGCGAAGCAGGCCGAGGAGATGGGCGCTTCTGCCGCCGACCAGGAGTCGGCCGCTGGTCGTGCCGCCGCGGCGTTCGTGGAGATGGCGTCGCAGATCACCAAGGCCCAGCGCGCCGCGGGGGATGCTGCCGCTGGGGCGGCCCGGCAGATGGGCGAGAGCGTCGACCAGCAGAAGGCCGCTTACGTCAAGGCGGTTGCTGCCCAGCGGGAGTATGAGCAGTCCACGCGGGCGAGCACGGATGCTCAGAAGGCGGCTGCGGACGCGTCGGCTGAGCTTGCCGAGAAGATCCAACTGTCTGCGCAGGCGGCGGCACGCTCGGCTGCCGAGCAGGCTGCCGCGGTGGGCGCCAGTGCCGATGACCAGGCGGCTGCGGCGGCTCGGGCTGCTGCGGCGTTCACGGAGCAGTCTGCGGCTATGTCGCGCGCCCAGAGGGCCGCTGGTGAGGCGGCCGCGGAGGCGGCGCAGCAGGTGGGCGCTAGCGTGGACGCGCAGAAGGCTGCCTACGATCGTGCCGTAAGCGTCCAGGGCGAGTATGAGGCGGCGATGCGCAAGGCCGCCGATGAGGCGAAGGCGGCGGCGGACGCTGAGGCTGCCGCGGTGAAGGCTTCCGCCGACGAGCAGGAGGCCGCCCAGAAGCGGGCTGCGGATGCCGCGAGGGCTTCGGCTGACGAGCAGGCGGCGTCTGCGGAGCGGGCGAAGGCCGCGGCCACGGGGTTGAGCGAGAAGTTCGCTGGGGCGTTTGGGATGAAGCCGTCGACGGCTGGGATGGCTGCGTTTGCTGCTGCCGCCTATGAGGGCGTGAAGGGCGCGACGAGCTTGCAGAAGTCAATGGAGATGCTGCACACGCAGGCGGGCGTGGCGCAGTCTTCGATCGGCACTCTGACCTCGGGCGTGCTGCACATGGCTGGCGCGGTGGGCCAGAGCCCGGAGCAGCTATCCGCGGGCTTGTATCACGTGGCCTCGCAGCTCAACGCGACCCTTCCGCCCGCGCAGCGCGTGTCCACCGAGCTCGGGATCCTCAGGACGGCCGCCGAGGGCGCGAAGGTCGGCAACGCGAACCTCGAGGACGTGACGAACGCGCTCGGGGCCGCGATCGTCTCAAACATTCAGGGCGTTCAGAACTACTCGAAGGCGATGGGTTCGATGAACGCCATCGTCGGCGCGGGCGACATGAAGATGCAGGATCTCGCGGAGGCGTTCGGCACTGGCGTGCTCGCCCAGGCGCATCTTGCTGGCGTGTCGATCCAGTCGCTCGGTGGTGCGCTGGCGACCTTGGGGGACAACTTCATTCGGGGTGCTCACGCGGGCACGCTGATGGCTTCGACGCTGCGGATCATGAAGGCGCCCTCGGAGGCGGGCGCGGAGGCGCTGGCGTCGATCGGCTTGAAGGCCGGCAGTCTTGCTCAGGCGCTGCGCTCGGGCGGGATCGTCGGGGCGATCGAGGATCTGAAAACTCACCTTCAGGACTCGGGTGCGACCGCGAACGAGACGGGTCTGATCTTGACGCGCGCGTTCGGGGGCAGGCAGTCCGCGGGCGTGCAGATCCTCCTTGACGAGCTTGACCGTCTGAGGAGTAAGACGTTGCAGGTCGGCCAGGGTGCGAACACTTTCCAGGGCGACTGGCAGTCGGCGACGCATAACTTGTCGACGCAGCTTGAGCAGTTGAAGGCGACGACGCAGGCGCTGGCGGACGCGTTCGGGTCCTATCTGATCCCGAAGCTTGAGGCGGTGGGTACGGCGATCCAGAGCGTGATCGCGTGGATGCAGAAGCACCAGGCGGTCGCGAAGACGCTGGCGGCGGTGATCGAGGGTGTGCTGGGCGTGGCGGTGGCAACGTTCGCGTACACGCGGGCGGTGGCGTTCGTCGGGGCTACTAAGGCGATGGCCGCTGGCATCGGTTCGCTGGCAGCGAGGGTGCTCTCGTCGGTGGGCATCATGGACGGCGGCTTTGCGAAGGTCGGCCCGGGCGCCGCGGCGATGGAAGCGGAGGTCACTGCCGCCGAGGATGGGATGGTCGCGGCAACTGACACTGCGGCGACCGCGATGGATGTCGCGATCGGCTCCACGGGATTGGGGCTGATTCTGATCGGCCTCGGGGTTGCCGCCACCGAGCTTGCGACGCACTGGTCGTCGGTGTGGTCGGGAATTCAGAGTGCTGCCGGCACGGCGGTGGAGGGCATTGAGGAGATCATCAATGGCCTGATCTCCGACTTGAACCAGGCGATCGGTGCGATCGACTCGGCGCTCAGTGGGCTTATCAGCACGTTCAACTCAACGATCGGGCAGATCACCGGCAGCATCGGTGGCGCGAGCATTCCGAACATTCCGTCTCTCTCGGTGAGCAACCCGTTCACCGGCGGGGCTGGCGGGGGCGGTGGGGGCGGTGGCATTCTTGATGGCGTGGGCGCCGCTGTCGGGGGGGTGGTCAGTGGTGCTACTGGTGCTGCTAGGACTGCTTCGGGGTATACGCAGATGCCGACCCCGGGGGGCGGGAGCGTGTCGGTTCCGAACTCTTCGCTGGCGAAGTATCTCGGCGGGTCCGGCGGGGGCGGTGGCAGCGGCTCGACAGGCGGCAGTGGGGGGAGTAGCGCCCCTCATGGCTCATCGGGCAGTGTGTCAGGGTGGAGCTCGTCCGAGAACTCCGTGGCCAATCAGATCATGGCCGCTGCAATGTCGCAGGGGCTGACGAAGGCGGGAGCGGCCGCGCTCGTCGGTAACGCGTTTCAGGAATCGTCGCTGAACCCGAACATGGACGTTGGCGCGGCCGGAGTGGGGCTGTGGTCCGCCGCCGAGCCCGGCGCGGGCTCGAGCGCTCGGTCGTGGGATGCGGCGCACGGTTCGAGCGTGCAGTCCCAGGTGCAGTGGGTGCTCGGGCAGCTGTCTCCGTCGCTGATGGCGCAGTTGAAGTCCGCGACCGACCCTCAGCAGGCCGCGGAGGAGTTCGAGCAGTCCTTCGAGCATGCCGGGATTCCGGACATGAGCAACCGGACAGGTGCTGCTCAGCAGGCGTTCTCGAGCCTTTCCGGTGGCGGTGGTGGTGTGCGCTCGACGGCTGCTGCCACGGCTACGATCCCCGCGGCGGTGGCGACCATGCTCTCGACCGCGCAGGCGCTCGTCGGGGCACCGTACAACCATGCCGGCGAGCACTACACCGGCTGGGAGCCGATCGAGCAGCTCAAGAAGATCGGCGTCGACTGCTCGGGCTTCGTGTCCGCGGTGCTGCACTCCGGCGGCCTCTTGTCCTCCCCGCAGAGCACACAGGGGCTGTGGGACGCTCCGGGGATGCAGCCCGGCAAGGGCCAGTACGTGACGATTTATGACCGTCACACCGGCCCCGAGGATCAAGAGCACGTCATCATGTCGATCCTCGGGCACTTCTTCGAATCGGGCGGCCAGTCCGGCAGCACCGTGGCTGGTGGGGGCGTGCATCCGATGTCGGCCGCGGACGTGCAGTCCGAACTCGCGGGCGGCGGGTTCCAGGCCTACCATCCGACGATTCCGAACGGCAGGATGGTGACCGTCGGTGGTGTCGCCTCCGCGGGCGAGCAAGGGTACGTCAGCTATGAGCAGGCCCTAGAGAAGGCGATGCAGGCCGCCCTGCAGGCGCTGACCAACCAGGGCAACTCCATGCTCAAGACGTTCAACGATGCGATTCAGAACGGCACCGTCAAGACGCTCGAGAACACGCTCGGGGTCAGCACCGCCGGCAGCATCTCCACGCAGCTGAACACGGTGATCGGGCGCTACGGCGCCACGGCAACAGTCCCCCAGTTGACCTCCCAGACCGGCCCGGCGAACTGGAGTGCGTGGGAGGAGGGGCTGACCAAGACGCTCTCTGAGGTTCACGGCAAGACGCTGAGCAAGCTCGCGAAGGACATCGGCGACAAGCACGGCGCGGCGCTCTCCACGCTCGTTGAGCAGCTGACGCAGATCCACGGCGCGGCGTTCACTAAGCTGGAGAACAAGCTGCTGCCCGAGGTCAAGACCCGGGTGCACGGCAAGGAGGTCGAGGAGCGCCCAACGAAGGGCCCGCTCGCCTCCCTGTTCAAGTCCCTGCAGGGCGGCCCGTCGCACTACGACTCGATCGAGCAGGTGCTGGAGTCAAGCATCAGCGGCGTCCCGCAGTGGCAGGCGCAGCTCGGCGTGGACCTGAGCGAGATCCACGGGCGCGGCATGAGCACGCTCGACAAGGACCTCGGCGTCAAGCAAGGGGCGAGCGCCAGCGCGCTCGTGAAGGTCCTCGCGGGCGAGCACGGCAAGGGACTGGCCAAGCTCGTCAGCGAGCTCGACAAGACCCGCAACGGGAACCTGGCGCAGCTCGCCAAGGACGTGAAGGGCGGCCCGGCGCTCAACCCGCAGCAGGGCAAGTTCGACAGCCTCGTAGCCGAGCTTGAGGCCACGCACGTGAAGGCTCTGCAGCAACTGGCGGCCGGCATCATCGCTGCCCACGAGCAGGCGATGAACGCGCTCGCCGAGGAGCTGTACGCGGCGCAGCTGACGAAGGACGCCGAGTCGCTGACCATGCAGGCGACCCAGCTGAAGGATCAGACTCAGCAGGCCCAGAACTATGGGCAGGCGATGCTGACGGTCGCCCAGGCGCAGACGCAGCTGATGGCCGACACCGATGCGGACACGCTGACGATCGCCAAGGACCAGGCGCAGGCCGTCTCTAACGCCACGCAGGCCCAGACCCAGGCCGCGACGAATGCCGAGCAGGCGCTGTCTGACGCCACGCAGGCGCAGACGACGTACGTGAAGGACATGACGCAGGTGGTGCAGGATCAGGTGTCGGGCATGGCGACCGCGGTCAAGGATCAGACCACGCTGATGTCTGACGCGTCCACCGCGGCCGTGGATGCGATCAACAGTGCGGCGCAGGTGCAGGCGGACACGCTGCAGGAGCGCGGCAAGTTCGGCCTTGATCTCGTGGTCCAGCAACTGCAGGTCCAGCTGGACGTGCTCAAGCAGGGGTTCGACCAGCAGGTCAACCTTGCTCAGCAGCAGCTCGACTCGCTGCAGACCCAGGCTGATGCTGCGGAGAACGCGGCGCAGGTGAATCTTGACCAGGTGACGGTCCAGCAGGATCAGTTGACCGCGCAGGCGCAGGGGAACCTCAACACGGTCACTCTGCAGTCGAGCGCGCAGGTAGCGGCCGCCCAGGCTCACTTGGATGCGGTCACGGTGGCACGGGATCAGGCGAACATGAAGGCTCAGGTTCATCAGGATCAGGTGACGGTCGCTCAGGATCAGCGGATCGCGACCGCGCAGGCTCACGTGGACGCGACTACCTTGTCGGAGGACATCAAGGTCCAGACGGCGCAGACGAAGGTTGACCTGTCGGCGAACGCTCCGAAGTCCGAGCAGGACATCTACAGCGCCCAGTTGGCGTACGCGCAGGCGGCGGCCACGGAGGCGATCAATAAGGCTCAGGCGGCGTTCACGAACGTGTCGGTTGGCGCGAACGCGGCGATCCAGGCGGCCACGAGCGCGTTCACGGCCACGCAGGATGCGTCGAACGCGGCGATTCAGGCAGCGAGCGCGGCGTACCAGTCGGCGCAGGATCAGGCCGCGGCGCAGGTGCAGCAGGCTAACGCGGCTTACACGAACGCTCAGAACACGTCCGCGGCGGCGATTCAGGCCGCGCAGACGCAGTTGACGGCGATCACGGGCCAATACGATTTTGACTTGGCGCAGGCGTCGCAGGGCCTGACGAGCATTCAGTCGACTGCGGCGCAGCAGGAGGCGGCGTTGCAGGGCAAGATCAGCGTGACGCAGGCTGCCGCGCAGACACAGTATGCGGGCGAGGGCCTCGTGGTGAATATCACGGGGGTGCCGACCACGGACGCGGGCGCGATCGCCTCGGAGGTTGGCTGGGCGCTGCGCACGGTCGTGCCGTACTAGGCGAGGAGGGATAGGTGCAGGCGTACTCATCCACGCTTGAGCTGGACCGTGCCGTGATGAAGCAGAACGACACGTTCCCGCCGATGGTGGTCCTGCTTGAGGACTCGAACGGGCCGATCGACCTGACGGGCGCACAGTCGGTCACGCTGGTTCTGAAGGGCAATCAGACGAGCACGCTGGTCACGGGCCCGTGCACGACCGAGAACATGCATGCTGGCGCGGCGCAGTACGCGTGGGGGGCCTCGGACACCGATACGCCCGACACCTATCAGGTTGAGGTCGAGATCCTGTGGGGAACGGGGAGTCGGCAGACCGTCCCGAACGCCTACGCGTCTAATCCGGTTCTGGCGATCGTCCAGCAGTTGAACCCGGGCGCCGACCAGTAGGCGGGGGGAGCATTGTCCTTTAGCCAGGTCGTCGTCAGCGGCGTCGTCACCCTCTCGAATAGCGAGCCGGCCAGTGGCGCGTCAGTGGTGTTCACGCTGAACACTCCGATGTCCGACCGGGCGCAGATTGTGGTGCCGCAGCAACTGGCCGCGCGCTGTGCTTCGAATGGCGCGTTCTCTATCACCCTGAACGCTAACGACGATCCGACTACGACGCCGGCTGGCACGTACTACAACGTTGAGGGCGTGTACGAAACCGAGACGCTGTTTAGCTTCGCGGTGTCGGTCCCGTCGGCGGACGCGGGGTCTGGCGTCAACTTGTTCTCGTTGGCGCAACTGGTGAACCCGGAGGCGCTGATTTCCATACCCCTGATCTTCGGGTTCCCGGCCGCGCAGAGCGTGTGGACGGCCACGCACGACCTTGAGCGGCTGCCCGCTGCCGTGTCCGTGTACGACACGACCGGCGAGCTGCGGCCGCTGGCGCAAGTGGAGAACAGCATCACGCAGACCGTAGTCACGTTCGCGGCTCCCCTGGCCGGAACTCTTCTGATCAGCTAAAACGCGAAAGGCCCCCGATCATGCCCAAGGTTGACTACAATCTCGATTTCTCGGCTGGCGGCCGGGCGATCAACCTGCCCGCCCCGAGTAATCCCGGGGATGCCGTCACGAAAGCGTATGCGGACGCGATCAGCGCGGGCCTGCAGGTCAAGGGTGCGGTGGTCGCGCAGGCCACTGCGAACCTGTCGCTGAGCGCACCGGGCGCCACGATCGGTGGCGTGACCATGAGCTCGGGCGAGCGGGTGCTGCTCACCGGGCAGACGACCGGCTCCCAGAACGGCATCTGGGTGTGGAATGGCGCGTCGAGCGCGCTGACCCGGCCGGCCGACTTCGCGTCGGGATCGACGCAGCCCGGCGGTGTGTCGGTGTGGGTGGAGTCCGTCAGTCAGCTGTGGACGCTGATCCTGACCAGCGGCGCTACGGTCACTGTCGATACGACCACTGAGGCGTGGTCACAGTCGAACGCCACCAACACCTATACGGCGGGCAACGGCCTGACGTTGACCTCTGGACAGTTCGCCCTGGGTACCCCGGTGACGGTCGCCAACGGCGGTACGGGTGCTGGCACTGCCCCTGCTGCTCGCACGTCGCTGGGCGTGGCCGGGAAGTATGTCACCGACATCGGCGACGGTTCCACAACGTCCTTCTCGGTCAACCACGGTCTTGGCACTTCTGATGTCGCGGGCGTGTCGGTTGTCGATCGGGGTACCGGCGCGATGGAGATCGCGGACTGGGCGGTCGTGGACACTAACCACGTAAGCATCACGTTCGGAACCGCTCCGAGCGCCGTTTCGGGCACGTACCTGTCCGGCGGCGTCGGCAAGCACGTCGTCGTCAGCGCCTAAGATGTCGCCGAAGGTCGACTCGGTTCTCATTGCGAGCGCGGGTGTCCGCGTTCCCGGCGTGGCGTCTCAAGCGCTCCTCGGAACCGACTCGTCGGGCAACCTCATCGCAGGGTCGGCAGCGGCAGCGAATGACATCGCCGTCAACGCGATTCCGTCAGGACCGTCGGTTCCCACCGGCGGCTGGTCGGTCGTGTTCGCAGACGGGTTCAGCACGGCCGAGGTGTTCGGTGCCTCCAGCGGGATGTGGGGCGCTAACCGCGACTATGATTCCGGTACCGCCAACACCAACCGGCCAAGCTTTGACCCGACCTACGGCGTGACGGTCTTCAATGGCTCGCAGGTCAGCCAGCAGGCCGACGGGGCGCATTTCACGGCGACCTATAACTCGACCGGCTACGGAACCAACGGCAACGGGACGACGATCAACTACCAGTCCGGATGCCTGAGCTCGCAGCCCACGAACCCCGTAGGTGGCGCTACCGGCTTTCCGATCCAGGGCTTCGGGTTCAAGCAGACGACCGGGGTCATCTTCGCCGTCGAGGCGGTTATCAAGTTCCCAGCGTTCTTTGAGGGCATGGACTTCGGCTGGTGGGCGACCGACCCCCAGGGCCAGAACGAACAGGACTTCGGCGAGTTCTGCAACTACCTGCTGAACGATCCGGGCCAGTGGTGCACCATCGCCGCTTGGATCAACCACAACACGAGCACCGAGAACCAAGCTCAGGCCTACAACCAGACGTGGCAGACCGACGGCAACTTCCATCGCTACTGCCAAGTTATCGACGGTACTGCCAACACGGTCAAGACCTACGTCGACGGCGTTCACCTCTCTGCGCTTGACTACTCGTGGCTCTCGGCGTGGCCGAATGTCTACCTGAACCTCCTGCTCAGTCTGGACCTGCGCGCCGCGTACACGTCTCAGGGCCCGACGTTCACCGGCTCAGAGACGGTGGTTGTGCGCTCGATCGCCTGTTATCAGGACACTCCGCATGCCGGTACGGGCATTTTGGGCGGTGGCTTGGCTCCGGGCACGATCCTAGTCGGGCCGCCGGGGACCGCCGTGCCATTGATTGACGGCGGAACGCCTGCGAGCAATGGTAATGGTGCGATCGTGGGGGGACTCGCCGGCGTGACCGTCTCGGGCGCACCCGCTAGCGGCCAGGTGCTGACCGCGACCAGCGCTACTGCTGCCGACTGGCAGGCGAACAGTGGAGGGCCGCCCTCAGGGACCGCTGGCGGGGATCTCTCGGGAACCTACCCGAATCCCTCTGTCGCGAAGATCACCGGCATCGCCGTCAGCGGCACCCCTTCCGCGAACCAAGTTCTGACTGCCAGTAGCGCAACGGCAGCCAGTTGGCAGGCCTCTGCCGGGGGTGCTCCGTCTGGTACCGCCGGTGGTGACCTCAGCGGTACCTATCCGAACCCGTCGGTCGCGAAAATCGCCGGGGTTACTATCAGCGGAACCCCTGCCGCGAACAAGATCCTGGTAGCCACGAGCGCCACGGCGGCCTCCTGGCAGGCCCAGTCTGGCGGCGGATCAACCATCGACGGGGTGACCGTATCGGGGACGCCTTCCAGTGGGCAGGCGATTGTCGCGACAAGCGCCACGACCGCGACCTGGCAGTCAACCTCCTCCTCGAGCAGCGCCGTTCCTCCGGGCTGGCACAACGTCATGGCCTACGGGGCCACGGGCAACGGTTCGACAGACGACACGAGCGCGATCCAGTCAGCAGTCACTGCTTGCGTCAATGGCGGCGGGGGCGTGATCTACTTCCCGGCGACATCGAACTACTACAACGTCGGCAACATCACCTTCCCCGAATACGCGAACGCGAACATCACGTTCAAGGGTGCCGGGAGTCGCAACAGCATCCTTTACCTCAAGGGGGGCGCGTCGGGGTTTGTGATCGCGCCGGCCTATAGCAACGTGACGTTCGTGGAAGGCACGATCGAGGACCTGGGATTCGAGGGTGCGCTGGATACCAGCACCGCAGGCCGCGGGGCGATTGACCTGACCGCGTGCCAGGGCTGGAATATCAACCGGTGCCTGATCGGGTGGTTCAACGCCTACGGGATCAGGATCATGTGCGGTGCCGATGGGGGCGCGGGCGGCTACGACTCGATCTATCACACGATCACGAATTGCCGCTTCGAGAATCAGTATCTCGCTACGCCCGGCATTACGTTCATGACGAATCCCGCGAGCGGGGACAACTACGCGTCCTATGGTCAAGGATACACGACCATCAGCGGGAATACGTTCATCAGCGCGAACAACGGGACGAACAGTTCGACGGGCATCAGCGGCATGGCTTCTGTGGTGCACATCGTCGGCAACTTCTTCCAGGCCTGCCAGAACCCGATCAACTTGGGTGGCCAGATGAACAAGTTCATCAGCAACGAGTGCGAGGTTACGGCAGGCAGTATGCAGATGATCGTTCCTGCCAATGGCCCTGGTGCGGGCTCAACCACGGGGTTCGCCAGCTTCGGCAGCGTGTTCGCATTCAACTCCTATGCGACATACGGGAACGCGGGCCAGTTCACGTTCAGCGATGGCGGAAACTCGTACCGCATCGCGGACGGCGGCGGGGCCTACCAGTCCGGCTCGCTCTACACGTATCCGACTCTCTAGCTCGGGCCTGGGCCACTAGGAAAGGGGGCGCCGGTGCCGTTCCCATCGCTGGGCGCGACGGTCCCCACGCTTGCGCCCTTCCAGTTCTCGTTCCTGGGGTACACGTTCGGCGGCCTTGCCGACCCGATGCAGATCCAGAAGATCGAAGGGCTCGATGTCGGCAGCGTCCGCTCCGGTGACGCTGGGAGAGCCCGCGACGCTGGCCGGTTCGTCGGCCTTGACCTGCTCGACGGGCGTGACATCACGATCACGGCCGATGTCCTGCTCACGCTCGCGAACTGGCAGCGCTTGGCCGCCGTCATCCTTCCCGGCGGGATCGTTGAGTCTCCGCTGTGGTTCGGGCTCCCCGGCTGGGGGACGATGGCGTGCATGGCGCGCGTCCGGAAGCACAGCGCGCCGATCGACATTCAGTCGGCGCTCAGCACGCTCACGAACATCACGATCCAGTTCTCGGCAAGCGACCCGCGTCTCTACCTAGCGCCGACTCTCGGGCCCTCGGTGGGCTTGCCGAATCCGACGGCTGGCTTCTCGTTCCCGCTGCGCTTCAACCTTGGCTTCGGAGGCGGCGCCTCTTCCGTAGGCGTACTCCAGGCGGTCAACACTGGGAATATCGAATCCCGCCCGCTGCTGCTGGTCACGGGCCCGTGCACGACGCCGACGATTCAGAACCAGTCGGCGCCTGGAGCTCCCTATGTCTCGTTCGCCGTGACGATGGCCGCTGGGGACACGATGCTGATCGACACCGACATGCACACGGCGACCTACTACGTGGCAGGAACGACCATCGGCGCTCCTCGAGCCGCATTCCTGCAGCCAGGGTCCTCGTGGTGGACGCTGCTGCCCGCGGGTGTCGCGAACAGTGTTCCAGGGGGCGTCAACACGATCGCTTTCTCAAGCCAGGACCAGACACAGGTTGCCGGGACTCTCCAGGTGCAGTACGCCTCCGCTTGGATCCTGTAGCGCATGTCGGGCTTCACTCTTTACAGCTTCGACCTGTTGACGGCGGCCTATCTCGGGTCCACGCCAGTCCGGTCGCTGACCTTCGGATCGCAGGTCAATAGTCCCCAGCAGGCGTCGTTCACGATCGACCTGATGGACTCTCGCGTCCAGGCTACCGATCCAATCCAGAACACGCAGCCGAACCGCACGCTCGTGGTGGTCGACTACCTCGGCGCCCTGGTGTGGGGCGGCATCGTGATGACGCGCCGGCCGTCGCGCTCGGCATCGGGCAACCAGACGACGAACACGATGACCGTGCAGGCCACGGAACCGTGGGCGTGGTTTCAGCAGCGCGTCCAGGCGACCGACTACAGCGCGCCACCGTACTCCGGGATCAACCCGGGCGGAATGGGGCTCTGGACTGCTGCGGTATGGGACGCGGGCCTGATCGGCTGTCAGATCGTCGTGGACGCTCTCGGGTACTCGCAGGGCTCGGTGAACCCGTACGCGAACATTCTCGCGGGGCTGAACGTGCTCTACAACGGGGCGATCCCCTCGGGGTCGAATCCGCAGGCGGGGAGCGTGGACTGGATCAACGTGACGTTTCCGTTCACGTCCTGCCAGACCGTCGACACGATCTTCAGCCAGCTCGGCCAGCTCGGACTGGACGTCGGCTTTGACTACGGCGTGGACCTCGCCTACTCCCAGGGTCCCGGGTCCCCGCCAGTGGGCACCGTGAACATCGACTACCCCTACCGCGGCCGTACGGCGGCGCAGAGCAACCTGTACATCGACGCGAGTCTTGCGCGGAGCTACGAGTTCCCTGAGGATGGGACGCAGACCGCTAATCAGGTCTACGAGATCGGTGGCTCGGGCGCGATCGTGGTTGACACGAACCCTGCGCCGCTGGATCAGGGCTATCCGCTGTGGGAGCGCACGATGTCGCGCGCAAACGCGCAGTCGGCGAACCTGATGCAGATGCTCGGCCAGGTTGCGGTATCTGATTCGGCGATGTACTCGTACGCGCTGGTGTCCCCGTCGATCACGCTCGGACTGTTCGATCCGAACATCGGCCTGACGAGCGGCGGCTTTCCGTTCACGGTGGGCGATGGCGCGCAGCTGTTCATGCCAGCGCTAGCGGCGGACGGGACGACGTTCGATCCTCGGTTTCCCGCGGGATTGGATCAGGCGTGGCGCATTACAGGCTGGACGGCCACGGTGAATGACGATGGAGATAGCACCCTTGAGCTCGGCTTGGCGCAGCCGCCGTACGTGGTCGCTATCGCCCCTGCGGTGTAGGAGGCGCGGTGCCGAACTATCCACAGCCTGCTGACCAGTGGCTGGGCAACCTGTTTACGCAGATCCGGCAGATGCTGGGCGCGCTGTCCTCGGGGGGGACGAGCTATGTGGTGGATCCGACGATCGCGAACCCGTCGGCGAGCACCCCGAACTGTCGGCTCATTCTCGGCAACGTGACGGTGGACAACTTCGGGAACCCGACTGGCCTGCCAGCGTCGAGCAGTCGCAGTAAGTGGGGGCTCGCGGTCTACAACCCAGCAACGAATACTTGGAGCCAGGCTTGAGTGCGTTCACGCTGATTTTCAGTGGCCCCGCGTCGAGTGCCGGGCAGGCGCAGAATGCGATGGTCCGCGCTGGATTTCCGGCGCTCGATGGTGCGGCCGGGACGGATGCGCATGGCATGCCGGACATGATTGACGGCTCGGAGCCGCCGACGCCGCAGGCGTTCTTGGCTGTGATGGGCGATGACTTGGACGGGGCGCAGGCGACAGCCACGGCGTACGGCTGGCTGCTGCGGGCGTGTCGTCCGGCTGATGCTGGCGACGTGGCTGACGACGGGAGTGACGTGGACGCGCGGCTGGCTACGATCGAGAGGCGCCTCGCCGCCCTTGAGGGGGCACGATGACGGTCGAGACGCCAGCCTTCGCGGCACAGAGCGGCAGCTATGGCGCGGAGCAGACCCGTCGCGCTATCGCTTCCCTGCTTGCCCGGGGCAGCAGCGTTGGCAGCATCACGGGTGGCCTTGTCAACTCTGCCGACATGCAGATCACTGCCGGCGGGGGCATGAGCGTCAACGTCGGGACTGGCGAGGCGTGGGTGCCGGGCACTTCGGGCTCGACGCAGGGCGGCTACTACTGCCGCGTGTCGTCCTCAACGAACCTGCTTCTCGCGGCGTCCAACCCGTCGAATCCGCGGATCGACTCCGTGACGGCAACGGTGACGGACGCGGCCTACGGGCAGTCCAGCACGGCCTTCGCGGTGCAGATGAACACGGGTACACCTACGTCGGGGGCGAGCCTGACGAACCTGTCGGGCGCGCCGGCTACGCCCACGTCGTCGCTGGTGATCGGGTACGTACTGGTGCCGGCCAATGCGTCGAGCATCGTGACCGGCGACATTCTGCAGTCTGCGCCACGGATACTGCCAAGCACGGCGCTGGCGAGCAAGGGCGTCCTGGCCAGCCTGCCAAGCCCTGGGGTGTTCGGGCGCACGTTCTATGCGACGGATGTCTCGCGCTTCTACTTTGATACCGGAACCGCCTGGGAAATGGCGCTCGCTGCTGGTCCTTGGACGATGCTGACCTTGGGAACGGCCGTCGTGGCCGCCACCCCGCCTAGGGTTCGGCTGGAGGGGGACATAGTGAAGTTCAGCGGCACTGTCTATAACAGCGGCGGGGTGGGGACGGGCGCTACCGTCGTGGGCGGCATTCCGTCGGCCCTCGCGCCGCCTCAATCCATTCTTCTTGACGCGGTCGTGGCTAGCGGCGGCGCTGCGGGAACGATCCAGCTGGAGATCGTCAGCGGCGGCACGTCGATCATCGTCGACGGGACGGGTCCTGCGTGGCCGAGCGGCGACTACTTGTCCCTTGAGGGCAAGAGCTATCCGCTGACCTAGGGAGTTTGAACTGGCCTCCTAGGGGGGGCCGCACGGAAGGAGCCATGACCTTGGCCGCCCGGCCTATCAGCATCATTCTTGGCGTGGTTGCCTGCTGCTCTGTGGTCGCAGCCTTGGCTACGGCGGCCACTACGGCCACCAAGCCGGCGCCGCGCTGCGCTAGCGCGCACCAGAACGTCGCCGCCGTCAGCCTCTCGCGGACACGACGCGCCCTTGTCTGTCTCGTCAACCTGCAACGCGCCGCTAATCATCTGCCACCGCTTATCGAAAGCCGGCAGCTCGACTGGGCGGCGCAACAGTGGACCACCTACATGGCTGTCCACCACGACTTTGGGCATAGCGCGGACTGGTCGCAGCGCATCTGGAACGATGGCTATCACTGGTCTTTCGCTGGCGAGAACATCGCCAGCGGATTCCACAATGCTGCCGCTGCGGTCAACGCTTGGATGCAGAGTCCCGGGCACCGCGCGAACATCTTGGACCCGAACTACCGAAACATCGGGTCGGGCGTAAGTGCGGCGGCGGGTGGTACGTGGACCCAGGATTTCGGGGCGCGGCTCAGTCCCTAAAGGCCCTTCTTGAAGGTGATCGTGACCTGCGGCTGCGAGCCGAACGACTTCGTGGCCGACTGCCCCTGGACCGTCCATCCCTGTTCGACATAGCGTCGGATCGTGCTGTTGGCGAATGCGGCCTTGGTGGTTTCGACGCGGATGCTGCCCCGGGGCGCGGCACGGAGCTTGCGCCTCTCGGACCTCAGGGCGATGGTGCCGACGAGCATGACGAACGCGACGGCAAGAATGAACGTGGTCATGGCTGCCTTTCTGCTGCCTGGTGGGGGCCTTCTAGGCGCTGCTCAACCGCTCGCCTGATCCAGACGGTTCGGGGCACGTCGCCGCGGGCCTGATCGATTGCTTCAAGCAGTTCCTCGGGGAGCGGAAGATTGATGCTCTTCATGGGGGGGCATGAATGTACATCGGCGTACATGTGGTGTCAAGGGGCTGGGCAAAAACGTGGAGAACGAATTGACTGACGATCAGAATGAGGGCTTCGATAGCGGTAGTCGCGACCGCGCCACCGTGGCGCTCGTCTCAGAGCAGGTCAAGGGCGTTGAGCGTCTAGTCGACGCCGGCTTCGCCAATATGCAGCGCCAGCTTGACCAGGTTTCGAGCCTCCCCGTCGCCGTGGCCGAGCTCAAGGCCCAGAACGTGGACCAGGAGAAGCGCATCAAGCGCATCGAGGACGACGATAAGGGCAATAGCGAGTGGCGCCGGACGCATCTACCCGCGCTTGCAGTCTCCGTAGGCCTGCTCGGCGCGGCCATCGTGACGCTGATGGCGCAGCTTCACTGAAGGGAACCATGATTCAACGCTTTCGGCGCGTCGCGCGCCGGTACTCGTTCAGTGTTCTAGCGCTCTTGGTGGCGGGGAGCCTTGTGCTCTGCGCATATGCCATCCGAGATATCAGCTTCAACCGGACGCAGACGATCAGGCGGGACTGCGAGGACCAGAACGCTCGCAACCGGAATACGGTCGGCGAACTCGATCTCCTCTCCGCTCGCAACATGCGACGGGCCACGGCCGTGGAACGACGGCAAGTCGTTGCGAGCAGGTCTTTCGCGATCCTGCTGATCGACAAGCTGGCACCCGTGCAGGACTGCCAGTCGCTGGTCAAGCTGGACACCACTCACTAGGCGAAGGACGGGACCAACATATGCTTATCCGCCAGCGCCTCGCGGCGATGACGAGCCCCCGGTGCAGCACGATGGTGCTGGCGCTCACGGCATGCGTTGCCGTGCTCGCAACGCTGACCACGCTCCAGTCCTATAACGGTCGCGTGGACCTTGTGCGCAGCCAGCGGGAGGCGTGCGCGCGGGGGCAGGCAAACACGCGCGCGAGCGCCGAGGCGTGGTACGCGCTGTATGTCAGGACCGGCGATCCGGTGGCGCTTGCGGCTGCCCGCACCCTGAACTCGCACACGGATCGTGCGCATTCTGTGACGTGGCCGCTCGGTAGCGGTCGGCTGCCGTTGGGTGCCGGAACTCTTGCGTGCTCGCGGGCGTACCCCGAGCCGACGCTGTACCCCTTCGGCCGATAGCCGAAGCCCCCTACCCATAGAAGGAGCTATGTCCATTAGTCATCTGCGCATCGCGCAGGCCGGCGTCGTGGCACTGCTGACCACGATCATCGGTCAGGTTGTCGCCTTCGTGCCCGCGTTCGCGCCCGACAAGCAGATCCTTGTCAGCGCCGCCTCGACGGTGATTGCTGCCGTCTTCCTGGTCGCCAACGCGATCCACGCTCTCATCGCGACGAAGGTGTCCGGCAAGGACCTTGAGGGTGACGTGGTGTCCCTCGCCAAGGCTGAGGTCGACAAGCTGGATGTCAACGCTCTCGTCCACGATGCGGTCGCGGGCGAGAACATCGAGCAGCTGGTCAAGGACGAGCTGAACAGGATCCTGGTCGTGGCTGGCCTTGCAACCAAGGTGGGGGCCGTGCCTCCTGCCCCTACTCCTGCCGTGGCGGTGCCTCCGGCGCCCGCGCCGGTCCATCCCTTCGTGACCCCTCCGTCGGCGTAGATGGGCCACATCACTCAGTACGACTCGATCGAGCCGGACACGATCCCGGCCGATGCGGAAGCGGTCGCGGGGTACGTCGGGGGCTTCTGGCCCGACTACTCCGAACTCTGCGCTCTGTTTCCGAACGCGCGCCACAAGAGCGTGTGCGTCAACGCGTTCGAGGACGGGGACATCCTCGACATTGAGAACGGGGACGCGGTTCCCGTCGAGTATCCGGGGTGGCATCGTCGCCAGAAGGCGCGCGGACTCGCGCTCCCGGGAGCCTATGCGGACGAGTCGGAGATGCCTAGCGTGATCGCCGCGGCGAGCGATGCCGGTATCGCGGAATCCGAGTACGTGCGCTGGGTTGCATGGCTTGGCATCGCCGTGATCCCGGAGGGCATGCATGCTCGGCAGTACACGTTCTCCGCCTTGGGTCGCAATCTCGACGCCAGCGTGTGCGAGGAGGGGTTCTGGGCGCCGAGCCCGTCGCCCCCGGCCAGGAACGCGGTCCACTACAGCTGGTTCGCCACCGGCCCGTTCAAGATCGGCAAGTACAAGTTCGATGAGCGCGCGGTGGTCAAGATGTATGACAAGTACCGTGCGATGCAGACGTCGAGGCTGCATCCATATCGGGCGCTCTTGGCGGTCTTGCGCCGTCGCTTGGGGAAGCTCGCGGGGCGCGTCTACGCCGTCGCGCATGAGCAGCCCGTGAAGGGCAGGCCGTCTTGGGGCGTGGATAGGCGGGGCTGGCGATACCAGCAGCTGATTCATCGCAGCCAGGGCCAGCGGTTCGCGTAGCGAGGCCGGTTCGTCTAGGCGCCCCAGCGGGGCAATCGAAAGGGAGACGCATGGCCGAGCTGCCTCGTAACGGCACGTTGCTCGAACTCGCAGAGAAGTATCAGACCAACCAGGCGCTCGCCGACCATCTTGGCGTGCCCCGGACCACCCTCCGGGATCATATCTACCGGCTGGGCATGCAGGAGGCCGTGAACGCGGTTCGCCGGCTGCCAGAGGTTGCGCAGCCCGACGAGATCCCAGTGGTCCGACGGGACTACTCCCACCAGGAGAAGCATTACCTCTACCCGCTGGGGGATCTTCACGTTGGGGCGAAGATGCACAACGAGAAGATGTGGAGCCAGTGGCTCGCCTACCTTGAGGATCGCGAGGAGACGAGCCTTCTGCTGACGGGCGACCTGTTGAACTCGGCGATCGTCGGCAGCAAGTCGGACGTGTACGAGGAGCTGATGACCGTCGGCGACGCGAAGCGCCTCGTTCGCAAGCAGCTCTCCGTGCTTGCGAAGGAACGTCGCATCGACGGCGCGGTCCCCGGCAACCATGAGGACCGAATCACTCGGGCCACCGGGGACTGCCCCATCCGGGACATCTGCGACGAGTTGAGCGTCCCGTACATTCGGGCGGCGGCGCTGTTGATCTACACGGTCGGGGATCAGCAGTACGAGGTGTTTCTGCGTCACGGCACGGGCAGCGGCCAGGCGTTGACCGCGCTGACGAGGACGCAGCAGGTCATCCGAGCGGACGTGTACATCCACGGGCACATTCACAATCAGGCCGCTCGCGTGGGGGACATGTTCGAGGCGAACGCGGGCCGGGTGAGCCGGCGGAAGTTCATCGCCTTGACGTCGGGGAGCTTCCTCGCGTATGAGAACTATGCGGCGGTGCGGGGCTACGCGCCGGGACATATGGGTTCGCCTCGCATCTTCCTGTCGGGGCGGCGGCACGACTTCCACGTCAGCCTGTGAGCGTAGGCGTTCCGGACGCAACGTCCGAGGGTCGCGATAAGCGTCGGCGCGTGCCATACGCCGAGTTCATCCGGCTCAAGCAGCTTGCCGACCCGCCGACGGGCTTCGACGCTCTCAGCGTGGGCGACTTCCTGTTCGATTGGCAGCAGGAGGTCGTGCGCTGGGCGCTTCAGCGCGGCCGGGCTGCGATCTTTGCCGATTGCGGCCTAGGCAAGACGCCGATCCAGCTGGAGTGGGCGCATCGCGTCTGCGAGCACTACGGCTCCGCAGCCAAGGTTCTGATTCTCGCGCCCTTGGCCGTCTCGGCGCAGACGTCGCGCGAGGGCGAGAAGTTCGGCCTCGGGGTCACGGTCTGTCGCGAGTCGGTCGACGTGCGCGACGGGATCAATGTCACGAACTACGAGCGTCTTGAGCGATTCAACCCGCGGGACTTCGACGGGATCGTGCTCGACGAGTCGAGCATCCTGAAGTCCTACGATGGGAAGGTCCGCGGCCAGATCCAGGAGTTTGCGCGCCGAATCCCGTTCCGTCTCGCCTGCACGGCCACGCCCGCGCCGAACGATCACGCCGAGCTCGCGAACCACGCCGAGTTCCTGGGCGTGATGTCCGGCCGCGAGATGCTGGCCCTGTTCTTCAAGCAGGACGGCAACACAACGCACAAGTGGCGACTGAAGGGCCACGCCGAGTCGGAGTTCTGGAGGTGGCTGGCAACGTGGGCTGTGGCGCTGCGCTCGCCAGCCGACCTTGGATACGACGATGCGCAGTTCCGGCTCCCGAAGCTGAACATGCACAGCATCGTCGTCCCGTCCCCCCACGCTGGTGTCGGCTTGTTCAACGCGGAGGCGCAGACGCTTCAAGAGCGCCAGCAGGCTCGCAAGCTGTCGATCCGCGAGCGAGTCGATGCCATCGCGGCCTACGTGAACACTGACGACGAACAGTGGCTCGTGTGGTGCAACCTCAATGCCGAGTCCGACGCTCTCGTCCGAGCGATCCCCGGCGCCGTCGAGGTCAAGGGTGCGGATAGCGCCGAGCACAAAGAGATGGCGATGCTGGACTTCTCCAGCGGGGACATCCGCGTGCTGGTTACGAAGCCGACGATCGCCGGGTTTGGGATGAACTGGCAGCAGTGCAAGAACGTCGCCTTCGTGGGGCTGTCGGACAGCTATGAGCAGTTCTACCAAGCGGTCCGTCGCTCGTGGCGGTTCGGGCAGCGCCGGCCGGTTGATTGCTACGTGGTGACCGCCGAGGCTGAGGGTGCTGTCGTTCGGAACATTGAGCGCAAGGAGCGCCAGGCGGCGCAGATGATGGAGAGCATCGTGGAGCACACTCAGGGCCTGAGTCTCGGGCGGTCGGATCGTCATGTTGTCGCCCACGAAACCGAGTCGCGCGAGGGCGCGGGGTGGACGCTGCATCTCGGCGATTGCGTTGACCGGCTCGCCGACGTGCAGGACGCCAGCGTGGGGCTGTCGATCTTCAGCCCGCCCTTCCCGGGCATGTACGCCTACACGAACACTCCGCACGACATGGGCAACGTGGCGTCCCAGGAGGAGATGGTCGAGCAGTTCGCCTACCTCGTGCCTGAGCTCCTGCGCGTGATGATGCCGGGACGCACCGTGGGAATACACCTGACGCAGGGCGTGGCGTTCAAGGGCACGGACGGCCACGTCGGGATCAAGGACTTCCGCGGCGCGGTGATCCGCACAATGGAACGAGGCGGCTTCATCTACTACGGCGAGGTCTGCATCGACAAGGATCCGCAGCTCAAGGCGATCCGGACGAAGGACAGCGGACTGCTGTTCAAGTCCTTGGCGACCGACGCCGCGAAGATGCACATGGCATTGGCCGACTACGTGCTCCAGTTCCGCAAGCCGGGCGACAACCCCGAGCCGATCCGTGCCGGCGTATCCGAGAAGTACCGCAATCCCGACGGCTGGATCACGGCCGATGAATGGATCGAGTGGGCCTCCCCAGTCTGGCAGCGCCGCCGCCCGGAGTTCCCGAACGGGATCCAGGAGACGAACGTGCTCAACGTTCGCGTGGCGAGCGAGGAGAAGGACGAGCGCCACCTCTGCCCACTGCAGCTTGACGTGATCGAGCGGTGCGTCAAGCTGTGGAGCAACCCCGGAGACCTTGTGCTCAGCCCGTTCGCCGGCATCGGCTCGGAGGGGCATGTGGCGCTGAAGCTGCGGCGGCGATTCGTCGGGGTTGAGCTGAAGCGCAGCTACTACGAGACAGCGTGCCGCAACTTGGAGGCGTCCGAGCAGCAGCTTGAACTCGTGTGATCCCCGCCGAGCTGCGCGACCGCCGGCAGTGGGTTGCGTGGCGCAGTGAGGTGCGCGTCGGCCGCCCTACCAAGGTGCCGGTCGACCCGCACACCGGGGGACGCGCCTCGAGCGTCGACCCCGCGACCTGGGCGACCTACCGTGAGGCGCTGGCGTGCGTGGAGGCGGACGGGATCGGCTTCGTGTTCAGCGCCGACGACCCGTACGTGGGCGTCGACATGGACAATTGCGTGAGCCGAAGCGGGCAGATTCACCCGGGCGCCTACCGGGTCGTGAAGCTGCTCTCCGGGTACGTCGAGTTCAGCCCGTCCGGGCACGGGATGCACGTGATCGTCCGCGGCTCCCTGGGGCGTGGTCGACATACCCTCGCAACGCCGTGGCGGGATGAGCTCGCGATCTACGATCGCGGCCGCTTCTTCACCATGACTGATGAGGGTCGCGGCGAGCCGAGGGAGGCGCAGGACGCATTGAGCGAGCTGATCGCCTTCTACTTCCCCGAGCCCGACGATAAGCCCCCTGTCGCGCACCGTCAGCCCCTCTGCGACGATGACGCGGGGGTGGTGGACCGAATCATGGGGGACGCCCGGACGGCAGCCCTGTGGGCCGGAGACACGTCCCTGCATGGTGGCGATCACTCGGCCGCGGACATGGCGCTGTGCGCGCACCTTGCGTACTTCACCGGGAACGACGCGGCGAGGATCGATGCCCTGTTCAGACGCAGTGCCCTGTTCCGGGACAAGTGGGATGAGCCGAGGGGGGATGGGACCTATGGGTCGATCACCATCGAACGGGCGCTGCGTGGCCGCTCGTAACGTCGGCCGCGTCTACCTGTGCGGGCGCATGACGAATACCCCGGGCTTCTCGTTCCACGTGTTTGACGCCGTCGCGGGGGAGCTTCGGGAGCGCGGGATCGAGGTGGTGACTCCCTCTGAGCTCGACTCGCCCAGCTCGCGCCAGGCAGCGCGGGCGTCGGAGGGCGGCGACGCTGACGCGTACTATGCGGCCACCGGGGAGAGCCGGGGCGTCCTGATGGGCCGCGATGTTCGGATCGTGATCGACGACGTGGACTGCGTGGTCGTGATCCCCGGCTGGCGCAAGTCCCGCGGCGCGCGCCTTGAAACGTTCGCGGCATGGCTGCACGACAGGCCGGTCTTGTACTACCCGACCTTGCGTCGGGTGCCGTTCGCGGCACTGCTGTCGGCTTGGGTGGGAAGGAGTGGCCGGTGGGAATCGTGACCTCTGGGCAGACGAATGGGCTGGGGCGCTGTGAGGCGTGCCCGTCGGCCGCCGGCACCCCGCACGCTCCTGACTGCCCTAGGGATGGAGGGTTCGTGATTAGGGACTCGGGTGTCCGCGAGGACTACCCGTCGGGGATGCGCCGCGACACGCAGGAGGGTAAGACGAACTATCTGCTGGCGCTCGACGGCCCCATGTTCAGGCGCTACGCGGAGCACATGTCGAAGGGGGCTGTCAAATACGGCCCGCGGAACTGGCAGCTCGCTGATTCGGAGGAAGAGCTCGAGCGCTTCAGGCAGAGTGCTTTCCGGCACATGATCCAGTGGCTTGATGGGGATCGGACCGAGGATCACGCGATGGCGGTTGTCTTCAACCTGAATGCCGCGTCCTACGTCGAGGACCGCCTTGCTCGGAAGGGTGGCGCTTGACGCTGACGGTCGGCTCGCTGTTCGCTGGCATCGGAGGCTTCGATCTCGGGCTTGAGCGCGCAGGCATGCGTACCGCCTGGTTCTGCTCGCAGAACCAGTTCTGCCAGCGCGTGCTCGCCAAGCACTGGCCGGGGGTGCCCTGCTACCCCGACGTTCAAGAAGTGACTGCTGGGGCCGTCGAGCCGGTCGATGTTCTCTGTGGCGGTTTTCCCTGTCAGGACATCAGTTTGGCTGGGAAGGGAGCTGGACTTGCGGGAGCGCGCTCGGGTCTTTGGTCAGAGTTCGCCCGTCTCATTGGGGAGCTTGAGCCGCGATGGGTCATCGTGGAGAACGTCTCAGCTCTCCTTGGACGGGGACTCTCAGTTGTTCTCGCAGACCTTTCCGCGCTCGGGTATGACGCGGAGTGGGACTGCATACCAGCTTGCGCCGTTGGCGCCCCTCACCGCCGCGACCGGGTCTGGGTCGTTGCCTACCCCAACGGCGAAGGCGAGCATGCTCGCGCCGTCGATGCAGAAGTGGGCGTCGCACCGGAACCTGTGGCCGACCCCGACAGCACGGGACCACAAGGACACGGGCGATTTGAGCAACGTCCCAGAGAACGGCCTGCTGCCGCGGATAGTGCAACGGGTGGAGCGGGAGAGACTTCCGACGCCCACCGGTTCCGTCGGAACCGGTGGGCCGGGCATAAGCCCGAAGCGCACGGGTGGGGAGAACCTGCGGACGCGGGTTGGTGGACAGTTGAACCCGACGTGGGTCGAGTGGCTAATGGGGTTCCCGCTCGGGTGGACAGACTTAGGAGCCTCGGCAACGCCCTCGTCCCGCAGATCGCGGAGTGGATCGGCAGACGCATCCTCGCTTGGGAAGCCGGCAACGCGTGACCGAACCCCCGAGCGTTGACGACTACTTCCAAGCCGCCCACCAGCTCGCCCGGCTCGTTCGTGCCGCCTTCGACAAGCCGGGCAGCGTGAAGCGACCCGAGCTGCTGCGAGCGCTCGAACGCTTCGAGCAGATCGATAAGGAGGCCAGGTGAACCTCAGGGAGCGCGCGCACTTCGCGTGGCTGGACCGACAGATCGCAGACGAGGACGCGCTGCGTCGCGGGACCGAGGGCGCGCTGCGGGACCTCGTCTGCGATGCCTGCGAGATCGAGTGCACGAGCATGTCCCCGTACTTGGCACCCCCCGAGGCGCGCTTCGATGTCGACGGCTTGGAGTTCAAGGTTGTGGTGGACGAGAAGACGCGGCGCGCGGGGGACGGCCGAACCTGGACCGACACGGTGATTACGGTCATGGTGAGGCTCACGAGCGCCTATGTCGCCGTGAGGGATCTTGCTGACTTGGGGCGACTGATTGCCGCTGAGGCTCCTGCCCCGACGGTCGCCGGGGAGCCCAAGGCGCCCGCTCCTGCGAACGGCGACCCGACCCATCCGACGCGTCGCGTGTCGGTCAATTACGGCCTCGGAGGGAACCCATGATTGCCGATGCTTCCGCCGTCGCGTTCTTGGTGGCGCTGGTGATGATCGCGGGCGGCCTTGCTGCAGCGCCCGCGCAGAGGGACGGCACGCGGTCGGTCAAGGGCCCGGGGATCAGCGTGGCGATTCTCGCTCTCGTGGTCGCTGGCGTGGTGCTGAGCGTCCACGCGCTGCTGTGAGTGGGGGCCTGCGGGTCGTTCAGGTCACCAAGGACGAGGCAAACGCCTGGGTTGGGCAGTACCATCGACACAGCGCGCCCGTTGTGCAGCACGTCTTTTCGCTCGGCGCCCTAGCGGGCGAGGAGTTCGTCGGCGTAGCCATCGTTGAGCGGCCCAAGGCACGCGGCAACCAAGACGGCTGGACGCTGGAAGTCACCCGCGTTTGCACGCTCGGGCACCGGAACGCCTGCTCGTTTCTCTACGGCACGTGTTGGCGATCCATGAAGGCGATGGGCTGGCTTCGTGGCGTGACCTACACGAAGGACAACGAGACAGGCGCGAGTGTCCGCGCTGCGGGCTGGGTCGCGTGCGGCAGCACAAGGGCACGCACATGGGACACGCCAAGCCGTCCGCGCAAGGCCCCGAAGTACGGGGTTGCCGGTCGGATACGTTGGGAGATCCGTGCTGCCGCCTGGCACGAGGGCCTAGATCCACGGCCGAGAATTGCCGTCGGAGCGACGAACCTTGGGCAAGGGGCGCTCCTGTGACACGACTGCTCGCCGTCCGCGAGGTCGCCGAGGCCCTAGCTGTGTCTCGGTCCACGGTGCTGCGCTGGACCCGTGAGGGTGTGCTGCCGGGCTTCCGGCTGCCCTCGGGAGCGCTGCGCTACCGGGAGGACGATCTAGCGGCGTGGATCGAGAGGCGGGCGACGCCGAGCGAGGAGATTGCTAACCGTCTTCACGCGACGCCACCCGAGCGGTAGAGTAGGGCACGCTAACCGTCTTCTACCGTGAGGAGAACTACGTGTCGTCCGACGATCTCTCGGATGCCCTAGGGCACATCGAATCTGCGCTGTCTGTTGTATCGCGCTATGCAAACGAGCTAGCTTTCGTCCCCGGGAAACGATCCGAGGTCGTGTCCATAGAAGAGCATCTGCGAAGGGCGGCAGTCCTCCTCTCGGCGGAACGAAACCAGCTTCGGGGCGACGAGCGACGCCAATAGGATGCCGGCTACGCAGCGCGGTCAGGTCGACCGCATCGCCGCCGGGAAGTGGCGCCTTCGCTGGTACGACCTCGACGGCAAGCGCCACGCCAAGCAGCCGTTCTCGTCCAAGTCCGCCGCGTGGAAGCACTTCCGCGAGCACGTCGAGCCGCTGCTAACCGGAGGAACGCCCCCGCGGCCCGAGCTGACGTTGAGCGAGTTCATCGCGCTCTACCTCGACCGCCACGCTGCGGACGTTCGCCCAAGGACGATCGCTACGCTGCGGGAACGACTCGGCCACGCGGAGCGACGGTTCGGCGCGCTCCCTCTCCACGAGCTGGAGGGCATGACGGACGAGATCGTGGCGTGGCGTACCCGACAGCCAGCACGGATCGCTCACGGGCGCATGAGCGCCCTGCGGCAGTGTCTCGCCGCCGCGGTCCGCTGGGGCTACATGACGCGCAACCCGGCCGTTCTCGCGGGGCGTAACCGTCGCCCCGCTCCGCGCACCATCCGCGCGTTCTCGATGGGCGAGCTTGAGGCGATCAGCGTCGAGCTTTCCCCGCAGTACCGGTCGGTCCCGTTGTTCGCTGCTGCTACTGGCCTCCGTCCGGAGGAGTGGCAGGCGCTCGAACGCCGGGACATTGATCGCGCCGCTGGCGTTCTGGGCGTCCGGCGCACCATCTCATCAGGCAAGGTTGTCGAGCTCGGGAAGACTTCCCGTTCTCGGCGACAGGTGCCGCTGTCCCCTCGGGCCTTGGCTGCGCTTGACGCGCTGCCTGCTCGGCTGGGCACGCCCCTGCTGTGGCCGTCCCCTACGGGCGGCCTCCTTTGCTTGGATAACTGGCGGTCGCGTGAGTGGTCGCCTGCGGTCGAGGCGGCCGGGGTTCGTCGGCCGGCGCGGATCTACGATCTGCGCTCCACGTTCGCGTCGAATGCCCTGGCTGCTGGCGTGAGCGCGTTTGAGCTGGCGCGGATCATGGGAACGAGCGTGGCGATGATCGAGCTGCACTACGGCTCCCTGTTGGATGGGGCGGCGGCGGGGATCGCGGCGCGGCTGGGCGCCTTTGAGGCGACGAGCTAGCGGCAGTTCAGCAGGTCTGCCTGGACCTTCACGGGGACCCCGCTGAAACCGCCGTTGCGGCACGAGGCCTCGTTGCCTTGCGCGAGGCTGCGCCAGCGACCACGAGTGAAGTGCAGATAGGCCGCGTCGCCAGCTTGCTCTTGTGAACACGCGCCCGTGTCGCGCGTGGTGACGACGAGGGCCCACAGACCAAGGCCACGCAGGTTCGTCGTCCAGACGCCGTTGCACTGAGGCGACAGGCCCGGTCCGAGTGCCTTGAGTATGGATGCCTTCGTGGTGCCGCTTGCGGGCTGCCGCGCAAGGGCCGGCGATGCGACGCCAAGCAGGATCGCGAGCGCTGCGAGGGGAGTAGCAATCCAGCGTGTCAT